CAGCTCGTCCAGAAGAACTGGCGAAAGGAACCTTTGCGACTTCAGCACCGGCTCCCGCGCCAGTGGCGAGTTCCTGGACGTCCGCGCCCACCAAGAAGAAGTCACTATTGAAGAGACTCTTCGGCGGTAAGTAAGCTACAAACCGTTAAGCTCCGTCCGAGTTCGCCCTCTCCCCGTCGGACGGGGCTTAACACCAACCTCTACCTAGGAACACATGTCAGACCTTGTCTTTGATCCAGAATCTACTCCCGAACGTCCAGAACTTCAGGTTGACTCTCCGATCAACATCCGCCCAGATCTAACGGCTCTCGGCATTGAAGAGGTTGAGAAGGGCATCTGCCAGGACACCTACGAGAACCGGGCGATCCTACGTGGGAACAAGATGGGCTGGGACCCGGTCTACGCCTCGAACGGCGTTCCGACCGGTCTCATCCAGGCTCGTTCAAACGAGATGGCCAAGGCTCGACGGGTCATGTCTCTCACGGAGAAGAAGCCCATCCTCGTCGACCCGGACCACATCAACTCCGACTACCTGACGGGTCTTGACCTGATGGCCGAGTCGGCGGCCGACTACCTCGTTCCACCCTGGGTCATCGGCGCCACGCGCAACTGGATCAAGGAGCAGAACGAGGGCGGCCTTCCCGCCGGCAGCAGAAAGAAACCAGCCGCGATGCCTCATCGCTGTAGGCACGTCAAGGAAGACGGGATCCGCTGTATGCTCTGGTCCTCCGGTCGCGCGGCGGACGACGGACTCTGCCGGATCCACCTCGGGTCCGTCTCACGTAAGCCCGGAGAAGATGTCGAACGTGCACGTGCAAAGCTGACGCAGGCGGCGCCGTACGCCGTCGATGTTCTCGAAGATCTGATGGAGAACGCGCAGTCCGAGCCGGTCAAGCTCAAGGCCTCAACCGAGATCCTCGACCGCGCGGGAGTCCGCGGCGGTGTAGAGTTCGATGCACGTATCGAGGTGTCGGACGGACGTCCGCCGGCTCAGATCGTGGCCGAGCGCCTCCAGCGCCTGGCGACGGGTGCGATTGAGGTTGCGGCGCGACTCGCCGAGGCCGGTGTTCAGGTAGATAACAACGACGCTCAGAGTGACATTCAAGACGCTGAGATCGTTGAGGAATAGGTTGTCCAAAGAAAACTTGACAGAAGATGTTCGAACGCTGCTGGATCTTTTACTTTCAGATGTCGAGGCCGCGAAGACGAGAGAAGAGCACATCCGGATCACGGCGCGTGCAAACCTCGCCGAGACGATCCTCAGTAAGTTACTCACGGGTAACTTATAAAACTAAAGAAAATATAATCCTCTCATGATGCTGACGGGCGAGTGTGACAACTGCGGAGGAGACCTCCAGATCTTCAGCTTCAAGAACGAGCCGCTCGAGGACGTGACCGTCTCAGGTTACATCCAGGTCGAGTCCGGCTGGTGTCTTAACTTCACCGGCGGCTACGGCGAGTTCACGGACGAGGCGCTCGACGCCGCACCTACCTTCGCCTTTGTCGCGCTCTGCCACGACTGCGCGCTGGCCGTCGCCCGGGCGCTGCCCGGCGTCTTCAGGCCACAGAGCATGTTTCACTCGATGTCAGCGACGGAGCTGGACCGCACAGACGGCAGGTCCTGCTGTGAGTTCGCCTGGAACACGAACGGTGACGGCTGCCTATACGTCGGCGATAAAGACGGCGGCTGGACCGCAAAGATCGACCCGGCCGGTAATATGATCTCATGACGGCTGAACATTTCATCGAGACGGCACGTCGGTATCTCGGCTACCGGACGTTACCTGGCGGACGGGACGACTTCTCGGCAAAGACGGGTTACAACGGGACGGGTGTTCCGTGGTCCGGATCTTTTATCGACTGTGTGGCCCGCGAGGCTGGGCTCAACATCCCGGCCTGTGTGTACAGCCCAAACGCGATAACGGAGTTCGCGTCCGACCGACGGTTCAAGTTTAAGCCTAGGCCTGGGGATATCGTCTTCTTCTCATTTTCAATGACGGGCCCGTTTGGGATGCCCCACGTCGGGATCGTGACGGATGTCAGTAGCTGGAAGGCCGACGGTACATTTATCTCGATCGAGGCCGGAATCTCTTCAGGCCTGCCCAAGGCCTCAAAAGATAATGACGGTGTATTCGAGAGAACGCGCTGGAGATATCAGGTCATCGGGTTCGGAAGGCCGAATTTTAAAGCCAGGCCTGTAAGGGGCGCAAAAAATACAGACGGGCTGCCACTTGTGCTTGGGTCACAGGTACGTCCCGGAAAGAAGCACCCGACAATCGAGCACGTGCAACGCGCGCTGATCGTTCACTACGACCTGAAGAATCACGAGTTCTGCCGGTTCGACGAGCGAACACAGCAGGCGTATGCTCGATTTCAACGACGTATCGGTCTCGTTGGATCCGACGCCGATGGAGTTCCGAACGAGTCAACACTTGCTCGACTCGGACGGGAGACTGGTTCGTTTTCACTGAAGATGCAAAACTAAAGAATATAAGATACTTCACGTTGATCACGCGTTTTGGGAAAACCCAAGATATAATGATCATATCAACATCAAGACAAAAGGACTGATTATGTCAAAGACCATACCGAAATACCTACAGAAGTCACTCGAGACGAGAATGGCCAAGGGTCAACAGACCCGTGACTCCATCGTGTCAATCGTCAAGGACAGTGATCAACCACTGACCATTAACGAGATCACGGTCCTCATGACAAAGTCACTCGGACGAAAGTTCGCCCGCGAATACGTCGCGGCCGTTCTCGCCGAGCTGGCGCAAGAGGGCAAGATCAGCGCACGTATCGAGACCGACGCCGAGCGTCAGTTCCGTGTCCGCAGCAACGGTCGTCCACAGGGGCGTAACTCGGTGCTGTACGCATCGAGAATCAACATTCCACGAACCCGTGCGAAGATCGTCGACGTGCCGGACTCGGTCAAGAGCCACCCTTACCACAAGTCAAAGAAGAAGAAGTCAGGCAAGGTCAAGGCCAGCGTTGTTCAGACGGCTGCCGTAAGCCCATCGCTGTACTCGCAGATCGAGCAAACCATCAAGCCGCTGTTCGATCGAATCGAAGCGCTAGAGACAAAGCTCGCGAAGATTCACGAGATCAGCAAGCCGTAAACCCCTGATAGACGGGCACACTTGCGATAGTGTGCTCGTCTATGAAACACGATCTATCTGTGTACGTCGTCGAGACAATCGAAGACGCGATTGAGCTCGGGTACGAAGACATCTACGATTTCACGATCGACGGTGACGAATGCTCGAACTGTGGAATGGTCATCGGAGTTCTCTCCGAACTTGATCAGATTCTTCCGTGCGTGATCATCACAGGAATCAATGACGTTGGCTGGCCGGTCTGTATCGACTGTGCCTCGCCACTTTTATATCCAGCAGAGTGGGCGGCTGAGATCTAAAACTAAAGAATATAAGATGAGCTCACACAACCTACCGAAAGGACAACGTAATGACAACCCAACTTCCTACGTCCGGCTTCGCCGTGTATCTGGAGTTCTATAAGCCAGGTCAGAGTTCAACAACTCAGATCTTGTTTATGCCTGAAGGCCTAGCATCATCTCACCAGATCTTGCCGCTCTCAATGTATCGACGTCGCATCAACAACATCACGCCACGTAAGACCTGGCGCCTTGTTGCCAACGCGGTGACAGTCGCGAATGCTCGTGCAGCGGTAACAACGACAGCCGCGGCGATCGAGAAGATCCTGCAGTTCTCTGATCCACTGTTCGTGAGTCTCGAGTCCAATGGCTGGAAGCTTCGCAAGGCTCCAATCGTTGTCGAGGTTACACCTGAAGACCTCGAGTGTGTACGTCTTTCAAAGACACCATACAAGGTCTTTGGTCGAATCTGGAAAGTTCGCAAGCAACTTGGGTTCCCGAAAGAATTCATCGTTCCAGAGGCAATCTAAAGATTGTAATATCTACACAACAACCTACGTAAAGGACACAACACAATGACAGCAGCAACAACCTACGAAAAGCTGAGCCCCGGTCTGGCGAGTATTCTCGCCGGCGTCGCGGCCCAGACATTTGATGCAGAGGCCAAAGGGACTCTGGATCGACTAATCACTCCAGGTGGCCGAGCAACAGCTCGTTCATCTGCTCCAAAGAAGAAGCCAGCTATGACATCAACAGATGCGATGATCGCGGACGAGAAGTTCATGCGTCCAAATGGCGAGGCCTACTACACACGCAAGTGGGGTGAGCATGACGACGTCATGGTCCTTCGCAAGGCGCGCGCAATGAACAGCTACATCCTGCTCTATGGCGCTCCAGGTTGCGGCAAGACTGCACTCGTTGAGGCAGCCTTCTGCGATCAGCCCGGTGGAATGCACACTGTCCTCGGCTCAGGCGACACTGAAGTTGCTGACCTTGTTGGCGGTTATGTGCAGACACCAAGCGGTGGCTTCCTTTGGGAAGATGGTCCACTGCTCAAGGCGGCGGAATCAGGTGGCGCATTACTCATCGACGAGATTGGTCTTATCGACCCTAAGGTCTTGTCGATTGTGTATGGCTTGATGGATGGTCGACGTGAGTATTCCGTCACAGCCAATCCTGAGCGCGGCACAGTGAAGGCCAAGGATGGCTTCTATGTCATCGCAGCAACGAACCCGAATGCACCAGGCGTACGTCTCTCCGAGGCCCTCCTGTCACGCTTCACAGTTCAGGCAGAGATGACAACAGATTGGAATCTTGCGCGCAAGCTTGGCGCACCAACTCCGATCGTCACTGCGGCTCAGAACCTGAGCAAGAAGCAGCAGTCGAACGAAGTGTCTTGGGCTCCGCAGATGCGCGAGCTCCTCGCCTTCCGCGATCTGTCCAAGGAGTTCGGTACCAAGTTCGCAATTGCGAACCTGCTCGCCGCTTCTCCCGAGATCGATCGACCAGTGGTTGCGGACGTCTTCACCCGAGTCTTCGGCGAAGAGTGTCGACCAGCCAAGATCTAACGATCTTCCCGGGGCAGCCCTAGTAGGTTGGGGCTGCCCTGTGGAAACTAAAGAATGTAAAATGAACCTATACCCATACGAAAGGACAAGAACACATGGGACATATTGATTACAAACGAACTTCAAAGGCAGAGGCAACTGACCCCAAGTGGTTGATTGTTGGCTCGCAGATTGGCCAGATCACAAACATCTGGTCAGGACGCGCAGACATTATCGCCTACGTTGGCCCTGGTGCTGGTGGTCCAGCCCCGGCATGCTTCACCCCGGCAACAGCCGAGGTTGAGGTGAACGTCGACGTTGCATTTGGCGCCGGCTTCAACCCTGCGGACATTGGCGACCTACGCGAACGTTCCACACAGTTCGAGTGGCCTAAGGCAACTGGCGCGATCTTTCACGAAGCGCTGCACGCTCGCTACTCACAGTGGGACATTCTCAAGGCACAGAAAGATCTCAGTGCTGCTGAGTTCCGTGCGATGATTCTTCTCGAAGAGGGTCGCATCGAACGTCAGGGTCTCGAGATCTATCCTGAGAACGCCGGCTTCCTACGCGCCTGCATCTTGCAGATCGTGATGGCAGACATCGACGACGAGCCACTACCAGAGAATGGCGTGCGCGCGGCAGCAGCACTCGCAGCGCTCACACTTGCTCGAGTAGACGCCGGCTCAGTCGAAGAAGAAGACGTCACAGGTCTTCGCGCGGCAGTGCTCAAGCAACTCAGCGAAGAAACTCTCAACAAGCTTCGCAGCATCTGGCTCTCAGCTCAAGAATACGACAAGCACTACATGGGCGAAGGTCTCTACGATCTCGCGCGTGAGTGGGTGCGCGTTGTCAACGAAGCTGCAGGTAACGAAGAAGACGAAGAGGGCGAAGGTCAGCCAGGCGGAATGTCTGCGCAAGATATTCAAGACATCCTCGACGCTCTTGGCGAAGCAGCAGAGAACGCAGAGGTTGGCAGCTATGGTCAACTTGGCGATCAGCAGACCACTGAAGAGTGGAATGACATCGCAAAAGAACGCGGCAGTGCAGCGAAGCAAGAGCAGGAGCACGAGCGAGTTGCAAGTGACGTGTTCGGCCAAGGCACTGGTCCAATGGCGTCGACGAAGACGCGCAGCACATTGAGCGAAGTACGTCCTGCAACAAGTGCAGAACGCACCGCGGCAGTCAAGGTCGCGCAGATGCTCGAGAAGGCGAAGTACCGCGATCGTGACGAAACAGAAGTCAAGTCGATCTTGCCTCCTGGTCGTCTGCGAACGAGTGCGATGGTGCAGGGCGCGGCATACAAAGCCAAAGGCGTCATGAGCCAAGTGCAGCCTTGGAAGCGAACGATGCGCAAGCATGTCGACGATCCAACACTCAAGATTGGCGTGATGGTCGACATCAGCGGTTCAATGTCAGAAGCGATGGAGCCGATGGCGGTGACAGCGTGGGTTATGAGCGAGGCGGTACGTCGCGTGCAAGGTAAGGCCGCAATGGTCTACTACGGCGAAGGCGTCTTCCCAACTCTCAAGCCCGGGCAGCACCTCGACAAGGTGAACATCTACACTGCACCTGACGGTACAGAGAACTTCGACAAGGCGTTCAAGGCGCTCAACGGTGCACTCGGTTTGATCCACGGCACTGGCGCGCGACTGCTCGTCGTTGTGAGTGACGGCTGTTACACAGGCGCAGAGACCAAGGCAGCGAAAGCCTGGGTCGAGGCGTGTACGCGTGCAGGCGTCGGCGTGCTCTGGCTTCCGATCGATGACGGTCGAACAGCGAAGCACATCACAGTTGGCACGTCAGCGGTGATGCTTCCAAACACGAGCAACCCAACAGTGGTTGCCACAGAGATTGGTGCGGCGGCAGCGAAGGCGCTGACCGCGGCATCATAAGATCGCAGGCCGGGGATTGTGTGTTACTTGTCCTTTCCGCGTCCCTGGCCGGCGAGCATTCTGGAGAACGTATAATGAACTCATCAACCAAACGAAAGGACAAGCATGGCTGAAAAGAATAAGACGTTCAAGCCCACGATCGAGGGACCAAAGTTGACGATGCAGGAGCTGGCCGACAAGGTCAACTCACTCGGAGTCGACATCGTCGCGAAGCAGGCCGGACTCACAGAGCGTGTGGTTCGTAAGTTCACAGTCGACTCGATGGCCTCGAAACTCTCGGACATCGCAAAGATCAAGGCGGCCATCAAGGTCCTGTCCGAGAACTAAAGAAAGTATTATCTACTCAACAACCTATACGAAAGGACATACCTCATGCGAATGCGTGAATACACAACTACATCCCACAGCTTCCACGTCAAGGATGGCGAGGTGCCTACACTTGACATGAACGTGTACGAGGACTACGTGGCGCTCAACTGCCGGCTTCAAGGTGCGACAATCACCCTATTCTTCCACCCGGACGAAGACGAGACAGTCGGCGCAATGGTCAGTCGAATCCAGCGTTCGTTCCGCACGATTGAGATCGATGAGGTTCGCAATGCCTAACTGGTGCGCAAACAATCTCGAGATCACAGGTGACAAGGAGGTCCTGGCGAAGTTCGTCGCGGCCGTCGCCAGTACTGATCCAAAGTCAGAAGACGAGTACGACATTCTCAAGAATCTCGTACCGTGTCCGGCAGAACTGCTCGACACAGAGAAGAAGTTCCCAGGCTCCAACACCGAGCGTGAGAAACTCAATCTCAAGATGTACGGGTACAAGGACTGGTATGACTGGTCAGTCGCGAACTGGGACACGAAGTGGCCGGAGACTGAGACGTCGATGACTCGCCAAGACGATGACTGTGTCGGCTTTCGCTTCCTCACCGCGTGGTCTCCACCGATCGCGGCGTTCAAGACAATCTCCGGAATGTACCCGGGGTTGACGTTCATCTTGTCATATCAGGGCGAAGGCTTCGACTACGTTGGTGCGACATCGTTCTTCGATGGTGAGATCGCGGCGCAGATCGAGCAGAACTGTGTCGACATCAAGGGATGGGAAGACATCAACTTCGACGATGAAGAAGGCGAGCTCGATGGATTCGAGGTTGCACATGAACTCGTTGACGAAGCTGAAGAAGCATTCCGACTCCAGGTGCGAATCTAGAGAAAGTAAGATGTAGCCATACACATAACGAAAGGACAAGGCAATGGCATTCATAGTTGACATCATGACGAAGACACGGATCCCCGGCGAGACGTGTGACGTGTTTGGCCGGTACTGCAATGACGATCCCATCTTGCTCGGCACCATCCACTTCCGCCCGAAAGAAGCAAAGGGAGATCAGTGGGTCCCGTACCGAGTCAACGGCAATCATCCGGTAACCTGGGCGCCTACCAAGTGGCAGGCGGTTCAGGCACTCACGGCTGAGTTGCTCGACTACTTCGACGACGTCGAGGCGTGGTACGGCAGGAAGAAGTTCCACTGGAAGAAGATCGAAGGCTGGCAAGAACCGGCGTAACAACGGAAGGAGACTCAGTGATAACACTGTTCGTCTTAGCATTAGTTAAAGCGCTGCTAGCAAAAAGCAAACGAAAGAGAGACGATAAGCTCGTTGAATGGCTTAGGCCTGTCCATAATGCAACGCGCTACGTCGACTCGTGTAAATAAAGAACTTCAGGCCTGGACCCGGGGCAAAAAGCCAGACGGGCCAGGTTCTGAGGAAAGTAAGATGTAAGCACAAACACCGAAAGGACAGACATGACAACACTTCATTACTTCGCAGCAGACGGCAACTATGGATCTGCCGATCAGCTCGTGATCGTCGACACCAGTGACTGGGACGTCGAAGAGTGGGATATCATTGATCAGACACCGGACAGCGATCGAGCGATGGTTGCATTCCAGATGTCACAAGGCAAAGGCCAGATCATCGACCCAACTCAAGATCCCCTGCCGGGAATCTGAGGAAAGTAAAATAAAGTCGAGGGTTGGAACGACCCACACCTTCCGATTATGGAAGGCCCTGGCCCAGGGTAAAAGTTCCAGGGCATCAATCTAAAGAAAGTAAAATGACCAAGTCAACAACAACCCAGACGAAAGGACAAATACATGGGCGACAGAGCGGTAATCGGATTCAAGGAGAACAAGGACTCAGTGCCTGTATTCTTGTATTCACATTGGGGTGGCGCAGATCGATATCGCGATCTCCAGCGCGCACTCACGGCATCAAGGCCACGTTGGAATGATCACACGTACGCGACTCGCATCGCGATCTCGCAGATCATCGAGAACTACTGGTCAGAAGAAACTGGCTTCGGCATCAGCGCCGGCGAGAATTCATTCTGCCAGCCGGACTACGATGACATCCCGGTCGTACTCTGGGACGAGCAACAAGTCATTGTCGTGAGCGCGACTGATTCGACACAGCCAGTGAAGAAGTATCTACCTGGCCCGATATCATTCAATGACTTTCTCCGTGTAACGGGATTCTAAAGCTTGGGCCGGTCAAGGTGCTCCATCACCTTGGCCGGCTCGCCAAGATTCTAAAGAAAGTAAGATGGAGCCATAATCGACGAAAGGACAGCAATGAAAGTATCATCCAAAGATCTAGACAACCTCGTCTCGAGCATTAGGCCAATCGACACAAACGAACTACGCAAAGCCTTCAATGAAGCTATTGCGACTGGTCGTATAAAAGCCAATGATCCAGACATGTGGTATCGCTGGCGCGTATATCATCTGGCGTTTGACGCCGGATTCCGCTTCAGCGAAGAGTACAACGATGCTCATATCGACACAGCTCTTCGCCGGGCTGTCCCCCAGCTGAATGACTTCTAATTCTAAAGAAAGTAAAATGATCACATCAACCAAAACAACGACGGAAGGAAAGCAATGACATCAACAATCACCACGACCTCGAAGATCGAGATCATCGAAGTCATCACAGACCTGGACCCAACGATGGAAGCAATCATCGTCGAGTTCAACGAAGCCAAGGCAGCCATCAAGGCTCTCGAGGCGAAGAAGCAAGCGGCAGAGAACACTCTACGCGAGGCACTCAATGGCAACAAGATTGGCTTCATCAATGGAGTCGAGCGCGTTCGAGTCGCACATCGCAACCTGAGCAAGATCGATCGCGAGCTTCTCAAGACAGCATTCCCTGAAGCGTATGAGGCGTCGCTGGTCGAATCCTCGTACACGGTCCTTCAGGCCAAATAATCGCGAAAGCGAAGAACTAACGTCCCGGCTGGCGCGAACGCGAATCCGCGTACAGCCGGGGCTTTAGAAGATTCTGGAGATTGTAAAATGATCTCACAAGCAAGCACATCGACGAAAGGACAACAGCAATGACGAATCAAGCAAAGTTCCTGCTCCCTGGAGCAGAGGTAGTAATCAGAGAACGTAAGTACAACCACAGTGACAAGTCCTCGTATTTTGCGAAGCCGCGAATGTACGTCTGGGCAGACGAGACCTTCGACATCAAGGAAGATCTCATGAATCGAACACGTCGACCATACACAGAATGGAAGAAGATTCTCAAGCCACTGTTTGCGACGTACCTTCCGCAGGTCAACCTCGAACGTCAGTTCACGTGGTCGCAGAAAGCCGGCTGCTCGTGTCCCTGCTCTCCGGGATTCATTCTCGGGAGTCAGGTCGTTCGTCTCAGCGACGATCGATCGCTCGTGTACTTCGACATCTTCGTGACTCTCAAGGGCGCACCACGCGTCGATGAGTCAAAGCCTGGGCGGCTCGTCACCGTCTAGCAGCAGCGCGCTCGAGCCGGGATATCACCCCTTTCGTCTCCCGGCTCGCGCCTGCAATTTCTAAAGAAAGTAAAATGAGAGGGTAAGCACAACTAACGAAAGGACAAAGCATGGAAGTAGATAAGAAGACTGCGACAGCAATCACAGATGAGATTGAGGCGGCAGCCAAGGCAATCTTTGCAAAGCATGGTCTCATGCGAGGCAAGGTATCTACCAAGTACGGAATGGGATATGAGCTCAAGATCACAGCAGACCTGGCCACAATCGACGAAAGCGGAATCAATCTTTCTAGCCGTGAGGCCCAGGACTACACTGCTCTACACTTCCTCTACGATCTTCCTGAAGGACTTCTTGGCAAGAAGTTCAAGGTCAATGGAAAGGAATACATCTTCGCAGGCATCGCAACCAAGCGAAGCAAGTATCCAATCTATGTGAAGAACGTAGAAACAGGAGCCATGTCATTCTTCCAGAGTGGCGTCAAGCGCTACCTGGTGAGTGCATAGTGGACTACGAAGTAAGGGCCACCTTCTACGTCAGCGATGAAGCTGACGCAGAGGTGGCTCTTGCTGAGCAGCTCCACAACTACATCGTCTCGCTCATGAACGCGACGGATCCGGTCATATCGATCAGTCCGGTACCCGAGCCTCCGGATGCGGAGATCTTCCAGTTTCCAAAGAAAGTAGAATGACGGCATGGGACTACTCTCGTTATACATCGCCGCAAAGTACGGCGAAAGCAAAACCAAGAAGAAGGTCAGCGCGGCGCTCGAAGATGCCGAGACGGTATGTGATCACTGCGGCCATCCACTTTACAGGCACGCCCCTGATGCTCGCCGGACGTGTCCGACGTACGTGACGGTGTCGTAATGTCAGGCTCGTGGATTACACTCGAGCCAGACGGCGAGTTCGAGAGATACGTTCCAAGGCGTGGCCTCTGGACAGGAGACGTTCAGACGGACTCAGTTGTCGTGCGCCCAGGCGTGCGCATGATCTGGCTCGACGACGAGCTATCGAACAAGTACCCGATCAACTATCTAGCAACAGGCATCGTGTCATGGCTTGCGCAGTCGGGAGGTTGGCCAGCGCCATTGCCTGATGCGATCCGTGGACGGGTAACGTTTACACACGATGGTGTCAGTGCAGTGACAGGCATCTACGACGAGCTGTCAGAGACTGATGTAAATACAATCAGAGTGTACGCGCTCAAGGCACGCGTTGCGATCCGCAGTGAGATGAGCGGTGTCCCGCTGGGACCAAGCGGTCCGTTTCTCTCGGAGCTGTAAACTAGAGAAAGTAAAATGATCGCATGGCAACAATGAAAACAATCAGTATCCTCATCGACGAGGTCGAAGCTGGAATCATGGACGCGATGTTCGACTACCCGGACGTCAGCCCCGATGATCTAGCTCCGGAAGTAATCCGCAACATAGTCAGGGGTGTCCCTGACAACATATCGACATATGTCTTCAACCACTTTGGTCTTGAAAACTAAACTGGGGAATATATAATGATCTCACAAGCAACGACGAAAGGAAACGTAATGATTACAAAGATCACTGGCATGAATCTAGATGAGGCCTTGTTCAAGTCTCAAGGTGATGACACAGAAGTCTACGTGACACTCGAGACAGATGGATTCGTGGTCACATGGGGCGATTACATTGCCAATGTCTGGGAAGAAAAGTACGTGTCACTAGGCACTGCCTTGGCCAGGGCCGCGGTTCTCGTGCACGCCTCAGAACACAATGCGAACTTCATGTTCGAACAATCCTCCCCGGAAGAATTCTCGAGCGCATGGGAATCCGCGATGAAGTCCTTCGTATTCTTCGAGGGCTAAAAACTTGGGCGAGTATAATGGCACTATCAACGACGAAGGGAACAACATGACACCAATAAGAATCACCTCATCAACGATCCGCGACGCCATCGAGCCCATGTTCGACGCCGGCCGGGTGCATAACCTCACGTTCAAGAACTTTGAATACGACAAGGATGGCGACGTTGCATTTGACGTCATATTCCCGTCATACTTCACGAAAAATGACTTCATCGACATGTGTCGTGAATACCAACTCGACGAACTCATCGATCTCATCGAAGAGTAAACTGGGGAAAGTATAATGAACTTACACAACGACGAAAGGAAAAGCATGACAAAGTTTGAGTATTACCTAGACGTTGCCTTTGGCGACGATTACAAGACACTTGCACATTCACTCGAGGTCTTGAGCGAAAAATGCCCATCGGCATGGGTTCGAATCCTCCGGGCGGAAGGCCCGGGTGGCGGATGGCCAGAGTTGGTTATCACCATTGACGAGTCCGATAACGAGGCGTTCTGTGAATGGTACGGCGGCGAAGGGGCAACCCCGGCAAGCCTGCTCGCGGAATGCGACATCGAACCAACGGTGATCTAAAGAAAGTAAGATTGCCACATCAACGAAAGGACAAGACATGAGTAACGAATTGATCGGCGCGACGATAGTCGCCATACGTCCAATGACGGGCGCGGAGATGGAGAAGGAAGGTTGGACGGACGGTCGCAATCGCGGCGAGGCCGCAGCCATAGTTCTCTCGAACGGGACGGTCATCTATCCGTCATGCGACGAAGAAGGCAATGCACCAGGCGCGCTGTTCGGGGTCGAGGCAGACGGCACAGCATTTGCCCTGTGCTAAACTAAAGTAAGTACAATCTACTCATCAACGACGAAAGGACAACCCATGCGAAAGCAAGTACTCATCATCGAATTCAATGCGATGCACATCAGTCTCGTGTCTGCGATCCGCACCGCGATCAACGACTGGGAAGACAACAACGGCGACATCGATTGGAACATCGAGTCGTTCGTGGTAGAAACGGACAACGACTCGGTCTCGTCGAACTAATGAAAGTAAGATGAGTCCATCAACCTAGACGAAAGGACAAAGCAAATGTGTCAATGTGAAGATCGCCCATGTTGCGGGCACGCAGCCGAGGAACGTGCGGATGACGCCTACTGGGCAGAACGCGCCTACTACGGCGAGGACGACGACTCGGACTACGAGTAAAGTCATCGCGGCCCGTTGCGCCTTCGCCGGCGTGACGGGCACGCAAACTCGAACTAGAGAAAGTAAGATGGAGACATGACAAACACACTGAAACGAACAGCCAAGGAACTTGTGTCCTTGTGCGAAGACATCTACGGCGACCAGCCATACGAGCAGGTCGACGCGATCCGCGAGGCATACGTCCGCTCCGCCGGCCTAACGGCAGAGCAGGCGTCGAAACTCGAGCGCGAGTTCGCGCTACTGGGATATCTCTAAACTAGAGAAAGTAAAATCTAGTCATCAACCTAAACGACGAAAGGAACAAAATGACGGACGAAGCACTCGCCAACGCTGGCTATGTGAATCACATCAACAAAGGGTCAAAGCGCCAGTACACCTGGGAGGAATTGAAAGAGATGGGTTGCCCGACCTACATCACACCAGAAGGCTGGATAACCTGGGACTAACGTCCCGGGTAATCCCGGCTGGCCGGCTGGTCGATTCCAAAGAAAGTAAAATGGCGACATAAGGTTTGGTTGGGTATTTACCAACCAGGAAGGTACAGGGTAATCCCTGCTAAGCAAAGCGTCCATCACGCACAAGAGCATACCGGCCATTGCGGCTGGTCCCTGCCAAGCAGGCAAGTATGAACAGCGGCCTTCCAAATTCTAATGAAAGTAAGATGACGGCAAGCAACGATGAAAGGACAGCAATGGCAAACATGACATACATGGCAATCGCGATCGTGGAAGAGGCGAACTCGATGGGCCCGGATGTAGACCGGTACGAGGCGATCGAAGAACTCGCACGTATCTACATCGAGACCGAAGAGATGACGCCGGCAACGGCACGCGATCTCTGGAAGGCCCTGCGCCAGATCGCATAGCAATCTAGAGAAAGTAAAATGATCTACGAAGCGGTCCGGACGAAACCGCGCAACATAGAGGACCACGTGTCAAGTCGGTTGTAGCCAAAGTAACCGGGCCGCTTCTAGAGAAAGTAAAATGTACTCACCAAGGACGGACGACATGCAGATCACAGAAGACAACTACAACGACGTTCGCTACGCGACGGCCCATGACGGTTGCGGCACGTGCCGTGATCACATTGAGATCGCGCTCGTGAACTTCAAGCGCACGCCAGCGGTCGAATCAATGACCGGTGACGGTGACTGCTTCGGCAAGGTCTACCTCTCAAACTAGAGAAAGTAGAATGTACATATCAACGACGAAGGGACAAGACATGTTTGCATTTGAAGACATAGTTATCACGGGACTATTCCTCGAGAGCGCGGCGTGGTTCCTGATCGGAATGTCGATCGGGATCCTCATCATGGGCTACTGGGCGAAGATCTCTGAACTAAAGAAAGTAAAATGATCTCAACAACGACGAAGGGACAAGACATGAAAGCAATCATCCGCGCAGTCAAGATGGGAATCGGAGTGGCACGCACCAACGGTGTCCGCGCCGGCATTCGAACTGGCCGTCATTTCTACCACTGGGCCCCAAGGACCCGGTGGTAGAAACCGGTGAAAGTAAAATGTACTCATCACCACGACGAAAGGACAAGTAATGATTCTGAAACTGAGAATGTTCATCGCATGCTCCCGTGCGTATGGAATCCGTCACGGATTCCGCGCCGCCACTAACTTCCATAAGTGGTAGAAACCGGTGAAAGTAAAATAGTCTCATGCCTCAGAGCATTGAGGACAACATAGCAGCCGCAAGGTTGCGAACGAATCGTCACTGAATGATAAGGCTCTGTTCAGAAGATAAGGCTCTGCGAGGTTCCCGGGACCACGTCATCCGTCCTCCTCTCACGACATCCGCCCTCCTCTTACACACGATCAGTTCGTAACACCCGACGGGGAACTCGCGGTGGGGTTCGCTACCCCAGTTATGTAGTCCTCAATGTTCTGAGGAAAGTAAAATGATTCCACACCACGACGAAAGGACATCACATGAAGGCAACGCAGGAAGAAACGTACACGGTCATGATCGGCGATGCGGGCGGTAGCGAGGTCTATCGAACCGGCCTTACGCTGGCGCGTGCGCGTGAGATGGTCGAGGCATGTGCGCACCACAACAAGACCAATGACTCTGGCTACGTTCTCTGGATCTCGATCTAGAGAACGTATAATGAATTCACCAACGACGAAAGGACAGCAATGATCAATGGAATCCCGCTCAAGGTCTTCCGCGACAATGACACCACGGTCCGTGTGACCATATCCGAATCGAGCCCGCTCGTGATACGGGCCGAAGACGAAGACGAAGCCAACGTCATCGAAGACTACTGGACCGCGATCGTCGAACACTCGGACATGTTGTCGGAGATGATCGATTTCGATCTCTCGGCCTCGTACTACGACCCCGAGGACTAGGAAACTGGGGAAAGTAAAATAGTCTCATCAACCTACGACGAAAGGACAAACGATGAAACCATCAACCCGAATGCACGAGGTCTACGATCTCAAATTCAAATTGATCCGATTCTGCGGATCGCGCACGGCAGCCAACGCCTTCTGGGCGAAGCAGCCAGCGCAGGCGCGGCAGGATCTGGTGGTGCGGGTCTCGGGGCGATAGCCCCGGGCTCCGGCCCAAACCGGAGAAAGTAAAATGATCTCACGCGGTTGGATAACACCGCTAAAACCTCGACGCGCTGGGCGGCGTCAGAGTTATCCACCCAGCATCTGAAACTTAGGAAAGTATAATTGGGCCAACAACGACGAAAGGAACACACATGGACATGACGGCAACAGACGCAGGCAAAGACCTCGCCGACTACATCCTACATCTCGCGAACGGCGTGGTCGACACCCGGATGGAGATCGAGGGCTACGTCGAGTCGACGGACAACTTCGACAAGGACGAGTTCATCGCGGCAGCGACGGCGCAGTTCAAGGAATCATTGGCCGAGTACTTCGAGTCGATCGGGTAACCGCCGGCGCGAAACCGGTGAAAGTATAATTTCGCTATCAACCACGACGGAGGGACAGAACATGAACGAAGACTTCGAATCGATGGAGTGGGATTACGACGACCTGAATGAATACGGTCTGAACGAATCCTTCGCCGATGCGATGGCCGAGTTGGACGCGGCTGGGGAGTAATCCCCGGCCCCGGCCAAAACTTGTGAAAGTAAAATGATCTCATCAACCTACAGAGAGGGGTATCAAGTGGACGTATCATCAAAATTGGGTTCGTACTGGGACTGCTCAAACAATCACCTCGATCTCGAGGCACGTGATGTCGAGCGGGTTCTCGAGTTGCTCGCCGGCGAGAAGTGTCTGATCTGCGGCGAGGTCCTCACCGAAGTCGAATACGACTAGCCCCGGCCAAAAACTAATGAAAGTAAAATGACAACATGAAAACATTCAATATCAAACTCACCATCTCCCAACTCTTCTGGCTCGAAACCGCGATCGGCGGCGAGGCCATGTCGATTCTGAATCGGATCGCCGAGGCCGAGGCCGCGGACGATGTGGAGCGCGAGGCCCAACTCCACGAGCGACTCGAGACGGCCAAGGAGCTCGCGTTCATATTCCACGGCGCGGCGACCCGGGCGGTCAAGGGATACGAGGACTCGCTGGTCGCGGAGTTCGCAAAGGAACTCGACGAGTTCTAAAACTTGTGAACGTATAATGAACTCACCAACAACGGAAGGAACGCGATGAAAAATTACTTCGACACCAACTTGATGTACGACATCAAGCAGGAGGCAGAATCCTGTGCGGCCGGCAAGACGACCGCGGAGTACCGCGAGGAGTACAAGGCGAATCAGGATCGATACGACTACGACGCCGGCGACTACGAGCGCGACGGCGAGGAGGAGTAGGCCGCCCCGCGGTTGAAACTTGTGAACGTATAATGGACTCATCAACGACGGAAGGAACCATCATGAAGACACAGAGAGAACACACACTCGAGCAAGAGATCTATAAACTTCTCTTGGCCCTGATCGAGATCGAAGAAATCTGCAACAAGGTCACGTACGACGAAGACGACGCGTTGACCGACTTCGGTCCACCGGCGGTCATCGGTCGCGTCAAGGCCGCGGCATTCATCGCCAAGGCGAGATGCATAAAACCAGTGAACGTATAATGAGATCATGACAACGACACGAAAGCCCAACAACAAGTGGAACGACGAAAGTCGTCAAGCCTTTGCGGACCGCAACATCCTGCGGTCGACGAAGGTCCCAAACAAGAAACGAATCGCCTCGCGCCAGGCGTGCCGCGCCGGAAGGTGGGACGTCTAGCGCGGGGACGTTTCTAGGGAACGTATAATGATCTCATCAACCACGACGAAGGGAAAAATGATGGATATTCAAGAAATGGCCGAATCGATTACAGAATCGATCGAAGGTTCAGATAAATCCTCGAACGAGGAATTTGGCGCGGCGATTCGAGAGATGATCGCGAATGGCGCGACGCAGGAAGAAATCGGCGCGGTCGCGATCGCGGTCGAAGAATTGGTCACGTACGTAAATACGTGGCGAGCCGAAAATGGCCTTCCCCTCGTTTGAGGGGCGGGTCAGGTTTCTAGAGAACGTATAATGATCTCATCACCACAACGACGAAGGAGCGAATAATGGGTTCAGGATGGAATTTACCACCGGGTTGTTACGAGAGCGATCTCCCGGGCTGGCACGACGTAGAGGTCGATATGGACTTCTTCTGCGAAGAGTGCGATCACGAATGGACAGAGAGTGACGTCACAGTCGACGCGCGCGGGTGCGATGACGTCGAGGCCACGTGTCCCAAGTGCGAGAAGACAGTGACCAAGGATTACGATCCTCCCGGCCGCTGGGACTGAACTGGAGAAAGTAGAATAATCACATGGACTACGGACAGACAGACGCACAGCGCCGGCTGGCGCGAAAGCTCCTTCTCGAGCGGAGGGTCGACAACGTGCGGCTCAGGCAGCTGGCAGAGGATCAGACGATTAGCCGGCAGATGATGTCGCAGGTGATCAGCCGGCTCCTCGAATGCCCGGCGCGGGACGAAGTATGGATCTGATCTTCGTGCTCTCAGCGCTGACGCTGCTGGCGGCGGTCTGGCTCCGCGATCAGCCGTACGACTAAACCTGTGATTGTAAAATAAAAAGGAGCCCCATGCGGGATATCGAGACATTACGAATGAACGTACAGATGCGCGAGTGGTCACTCGAGTCGCTGTGGAATATCAACATGACTGAGTGCAACGCGCTTGCGGATCTGTTCTGCTACATCAACGCTCTCGTCGAGGACGAGGAGAGCCTGTCGATGAGCGCGGCATTCGATCGTGTTGCGGCCGAGTGTGGCACCACAGACACCAAGATCGATATCGCCGGCGAGCCGTCGTCGGTGTTTGAGATCCTGTACTTCACCGGAGGTCGCGTGTACGAGGCGCAGTTTAGAGAGCGCCTGTCACCGAAGAGTCGGCGCCGGCTGGATCAGACGCGGGCGATGCTGATGGACGCGATCGACAACGTCATCGACAAAGAGGGAGAGGAAGACGATGAGTAAGTACATACTTGCGGTGGAGTTTGAGACAGACAGGGTCCTGACGTCAGAGGAGGCCGACTACCTGATGGGCGGAGTTCTGGCCCAGGTCGAGGATCCGGATCACCATGATGGAGTCAGTCGACATGCGGACTACCGCACCACGATCGTTTGGAAAGATATCGTCGGAGGGTAAAGCGCAAAAAGCCCGGGCGCCGAGGCGCCGCGGGCAGGTTTGCGGTGTTTATTGCCTATAAGGTTTCATGAATTTGTAGGCCGCAATTTGCGCAAAATAAGTCATAGGCATCGTTTTCTGGGTTGAAAGTGTAGCTTACTTGGGTAAGTTTTTCATTTGCCTTGCTTGCGCAAGGGGCGCATACAATTTCGTCATTGGTGTTTGAGTAGGCCATTGTTGTGTATTTGGTAAGTTTCATGTTTATATTATACTTTCACAAGTATTTTGGCGCAAAGTGGCGGGGGCGGATCGCCGGACGTCGAACGCCCGGCGACGCGCCGTGGTTAATCGCGGACGATCGTGACGTAATTGTAGACGTCGAAGTTTTCGGACATTTTTGCGACGTCGTCGATCGTCAGGTTATTACGCAGGAAGAATTCGTACGCGTCGTACGCGCATGAATCGTCGTCGAGGATTGTTATATATTCGCCGGATGGAACGTTGATTTTGTAGGTTTTCATGTTTCCTATTTTACAATCCCTAGTTTACGACCACACCTCTTCGACAATGGTCCAACCTTTTTGGGACACCTTCTTCCTAAAGAAGGCCCAACCACTACTTTCTTTTTCTTCGGCTTCTTCATCCCCACACCAATACATTCTTCCTGTGAGGCTTTGTTTTGTGGTCGCGTCGACCACCTCAAAATCGATTCCGCACGTTGTGTGCATTATTAGATCTACGTTTTTCGTCATGTAAGTATTTTACAATCCCTAGTTCTCGAGCGGACTTAGCTACGGCTTGCGGTCGAAACCACAGGCAGCCGGGGCTTTCGCCCCGGCGTCCCTGCTTCGTCACACGGAATACGCGACGTCGTATCCGCGGTCGATTTTGGAATTGATTTTTTCGTACGCGGCAACCAGCGCGGCTTGCGATGAGAAGAACGTCGTTTGACTCATCTGGCGCTGTGGCTTTTCGGCCATTCCCCACGAACACGTGAGAACGTTGTCGTTCACCATGACCTCGTAGATTTTTTTCTTTCCGCTGATTCCTCGAACGCCATCGCTGGCTTTGAGGAGGGCCCATTTCTTATTCATGTTTTTGTCCTTCCGTCGTTTGAACTTGCCTTATCATTATACTTTCTTTGGAATTACGCCGGCCGGATAGCGCGGCGTAATTCCTAGAAATGTACATGCGGCATTTTGTTCGCATCATAATGCTGATGCTGCCAGCGCCGAATCAGGCAGGTATTGGTAGGGCCGGTCGCTCTGTACGCTTCCGGCGTTGAGTCCATTTTACTTTCTCTAGAAGTGTGTGCGGTTAGCTGACGATTTGATCGTCGTAACCCCACACGGTGCTCCCTGACTCTGTCGTCATGTCAAAGCCTGGAAGGCCATTCTTGACGTCAGCGTATTTTCCGGTCACAACACCGGTGCGGAGTGCTCCGCCCCACGTTGCGTAGGTGATCGTGTCACCTACTTCGTAATTTGTATTTTGTGTTTTCATCATGGTGTCATTTTACTTTCTCTAGTTCGCGAAAAACTGAGCTGCGTACTCCTCGTTGAGAACCGAGATCCGTCTCCGCGAGTGTTCGATGTACTCCGTCGCCGACGCGATGATATCGAGACGCGGTTTCTTTTTTGCGCGCTCGCGCGCCACCTGTCGTTCGTAGTGATCGATGTAGTCAAAGTGTCTCATGATTGATTCCATGTTTTTATTTTACTTTCCCCAGTTCAAGTCGGAGTCGGAGTCGGAGTCGGAGTCGGAGTCGGAGTCGGATCCTCCGAACCGGAGATCGTAAAATGGTCTCATCAACGACGAACGGAGTAAACGATGGTAACAATCGAATGGAAGTATTCATCATTCCAAACATCCCCATATATCGAGTTGGAGTGTTCGGAGTCGGAGTTGGCCGAGGCCAAGGAAACGTTGTCCGAATCCGAGTTCGGATATTGGATCGAACACACCGCGTCCGGCCGCGGTCACATCGAATCGATGAAGTGGGCGCGGGAGGAAGGCGGGGAGTAATCCCCGTCAAGCCGCGGCAAGAAACCTGTGAACGTATAATGATCACATAACCTACGACGAAAGGCGAACGATGAAAAATATCGAAACGTGCGAATGCGGATTCACGTATCAGGATTGGATGGATTACGACGTATCGTGTCCAGCTCCGGAAAACGACGAGTTACACAGGTGGGAAAAGGAGTGATTCGAAACCGGAGATTGTAAAATGATTACATGACAACGACACGCGAACACCATCCAGTCCTTATCCAACACGATTCGTATCATCTCCTCATCAATCTCCTCACGTCCGAACAACGCGACGTCCTGTATCAACACGCCCTGTCCGGCGAATACGTCGCGTATCTCGTACCACAACAACCATCGATCTGGGAATCGATCGCATAACGCGATCGATTTCTCAAATCTAGAGAAAGTAAAATGTACTCATCACCACGACGAAGGGAATCAAAATGATCGATTCAATCAAAATCGGAATCAACGCGGCGCGCAAGTTCGGAATCCTCAGGGGAATTCGCAAGGCACGTCACCACCATTACTGGTCGAAGAACACCAGGTGGTAACATCTGGAGAAAGTAAAATGACTACATCAACCACGACGAAAGGAAACGACATGTTAGTAATTGACACGCCGGCTGGCATCGAACACTACCGGATCGCAGCGCTGATCAGCTCCCTGCGACTCGAGGTGAGCACGGGGATGAAGGCCTCCCGGTTCTCGCTGGTCAAGATAGCCCACGAGTACGGATGCCCCAAGAACACCAAGAAGGGCGCACTCGCCTGGATGGAAAACTTCTACGAAGCAACTTACGGCTGGTCCTACGGGACCAAGCCGTAAGGCAAGTAGAACCAAAGAAAGTAAAATGTAAACACAGCGACAAAGGAGAAGCAGTGAAAAGGCAAGCAATGCAAATAATGATGTCGGGGGATCTGAACGTCCTCGATATCTCAAGTGACCAGCTCCGGATCCTACAGACAGCGGTCGGTGGATACGTACAGGCGATCGACCTGGACGATGACACCACGATGTGGGTTCACGAAGAAGGAAAGATGATCGGTCTCGAGCACAATCCGGCAGCGCAGATTCTGTGGGACAGAGCGTTCGGAGCCGGCACCGACCACATCGTCGGTAACGCGGTCATCACCGGGACCCCCGATAGCAATGGGAATACGCGGGGACTGAACCAAGAACAGATGGACTTCCTCTGGGAACAATTCACTCAGATCGTTATCTAGAGAAAGTAAGATGGCAACGTAACTTCAACGAAAGGACAGCAATGAAACAGAAATACGCAGACAACCCGAAGGCAGCTGAGGCACGTATCTACGAACTCAGCCGCAAGATCGCAGAGATGCGGGATGAGGTTGAAGAACTCTCCGATGTTCTGCGCGAAAGCAAAGCATCGTTTGAGTGGACCTTGAGCGGATTGGACGCGGCTAAAAAAGTCAGCGATCCATACGCACTTCCAGATTGGAAGTAATCTGATCGTCAGTCAGCGCGGGTCTGCTCCGGCAGGCCCGCTATGGCTGCACACAGAACTAGGGATTGTAAAATGAGAACATGAAACGAACATATACTCTCAACGTCCCATCCGGCGAATTCTCAATATCATCAACAAAACCCGATTTCATCGTCTACGACGCGTACGAAATCCTCCTGTCGTTTTGCGATAAAAACGATATCGAATATCTTCGTAATATCGAATTCGACGATCAAATCAAAATCACGATCGAAAAATAACCCCGACGTTCGACGTCCGGCGTCCGGCGATCCTGCCGGCGTCCGGCGTCACGTTTTTGCCCGATAAAACTTGGGATTGTAAAATGATCATGTAACCACGACGAAGGGACAAAACATGAAACCATCCACGAAACCACACGAGGTCTACGATCGATCGCGAATGTTGATCGTTTTCAGCGGCAGCCAAACAAAATGCAACCAGTTCTGGGTGCGCCAGGCGCCCCAGGCGCGCCAAACCCTTATCGTCCGGGTCGCCGGGCGATAGGGGTTCAAACCCCCCGACGCGGCCGGCTGGCCGGCTGGGCCCGGAGAAATAAGGGTTTCAGCCGGGTTGGGCTACTTTCTAAAGAAAGTAGTATATAGATCACAGGGTGCGGGAGACCTTCATGGTAAAGTAGCCCCCACCTCACTACACAAGGAGACAGCATGGAAATTCATATTGACCTATATAACTCGATCACCGCGGTAGCGTGGGCGATCGCCACCTTCCTGATCGCCGGTATCGCGATTACGCGGAGAAAGTGATGACAGTGTTTCTGGCACTGATTGCGGTGAGTCAGGCCTTCATGGCTCTGATACTCGCCACCGGCGCGTACATGCGCGTGCACCACGTCGACCTAATGGGTGATTACTACGGTACACTCCAGTGGGACGACTCCGACCTTCGGTGGATCAACTTGATGGATACGGTCGAGACTGGCCGGCAGGACATCGAGATGTTCGCCTCCAAAAAGCGCCACCCGGCCGGATGGGAAAAGAAAGACAACTGATCGCCTCCATGCGAGTTCACGCCGTGGTCGATAATCCGATACCGCGATACGGATCGACCACCGGCGTGATCTATTACCTGATACTGTAGGTAAACCATGACAACGATCATCGCACTGCAGGGTCCCTCGTGGGCCGTCGTTGGATTCGACTCCAAGGTCACCGAAGATGGAGGCCGGACGTACACGTTGGGACGCGGATCAGCAAAGGTGATGAAGAATGGTAACTACCTGCTCGGAGCAGCCGGTGATGTTCGCGCAATCAACATTCTTGCTTACGCGTTCTCACCTCCGTCTGCCGGCGATCTGACTGGGATCCGACTTGATCGGTTCATCACCAGCAAGTTCATACCGGCACTGCGGACATGTTTTGAAGAGCACGGGTACGTTGGTCGTGAGAAGCAGGAGCAGGAGGTGCACGGCTCTGTTGTGCTCGTAATTGTGAATGGACAGATCTACGAAATTGGATCTGACTATGCATGGGTGCGTGACACAACCGGAATCTACTCGTTCGGTTCCGGCGGAGACTACGCACTTGCTGCGATGCACGCAAAGCAGGGAGACACGATCGGAGAACTAAACATGGGTGAGACGCAGAAGCTCGTTCGCGAGGCTCTGCAGATCGCAGGTAAGCTCGATCCGGGATCCGGTCCACCGTTTCATATACTGACGCAGTCAGCGCGGCAGTACAAAGTAAAAACCAAAACGAAATAGCAAGGAGACAGAATGACACAAGACATCACCACAATGCGTTGGACTGATAGCGCGGCATGTAAAGGCAAGGGCCATCTGTTCTTTGAGGACGATCACCTGACAATTGTCCGAAAGGCAAAGGCCGTATGCGCAACCTGTCCGGTTGTCGACCAGTGCTTGACCTACGCGATGGACAATAATGAGTTCGGTGTATGGGGCGGCATGACTGCCAACGAACGTAAAAATCTCCGACGTCGGGAGAAGCGTCGGGAGAAGATGACACAGTTTGCGGTGAAGGTGTGAGTATAGTATTGACCAACAGCGCGGTAAGTCAAGGAGTCAGCATGGAAGAGCAAGAGCCTAAGGGAAAATCAAAGAGCATCTGGAAGTGTCCGAAATGTGACAACAAGGTCACGCTGTTCGTACGTCCGTCGGAGCCTCCGATCTGCACAAACCCCAAGGCGCATTCGACAGCGGTGATCGCGATGGAGCAAACAAAGTGACCATCGTCATCGTTGCGGTGGTTATGGTGCTCGCGCTGGTTGTCGCCAACCTGTACACCGAACGCGGTAAGCGAAAGGATCCGACTCCGTTACTTGGGGTCGTTCAGCCGAAGGAAAAGAAAAAGTAAGTAGATCACGCGATCTGCCACCGAGGGTGGTATAGTAAAAGTAGATGGAAATGACAAATACGGAGATTGAAAAAGAATGGACAATCGACTATCTGCGTCGGAGAAACGACGAACTGTTTGCGGAGAACATGCGCTTGCGAAAGCAGCTGGACGCACTGACAGAGGAGAAACAAGATCGTGAGTAACGACCAGTTGCTCAACGAAGCTGCGCTGCTGATCGAGGCATCGCGGATCGCACTGTCACAGGCAGCGCTCGCGCTGGATGTTGCGGTGATGGAAGAAACAGAAAAACAAACTACGAAACGAAGGAGCAGTATCGTGTCAATCGAACTGAATGCGCAAACAATTGCGGACCAGTATCAGTCAGGTCTCACAGTGGCCGAGGTGGCCGCGGCGAATGGCGTGACGTACAACAAGATCCGAACGATCTTGAAGGCAAACGGAACCCCGATCCGAAACGCCTCCGATCGACTCAAGGGTCGTACCCGACCAGATAAGCAGAAGGCCCAGGTCTGATGCCAAACTGGGTCTCCCAATTACGGAGCCTGGTATGGATTACGGTCGTCGCGGTGGTCATGGGCATCTGTGCTCTAGCCACCGCGGTGTTCGTGGGTGATATAGTTCCAGTTGCTGGTTTCGGGGTATTTGGCCTTATACTGGCAATATTGTCCCTTAATAGATAAGGGAAACATCCATTCTAAAGAATGTATAGTTACTCAGGCAGGAAAGGTAACCCCCAATGGAACAAGCAGAAGCATACAAAGTAACGACTGTCGACGCGGAAGGCAACGAGATCGTGGCCTACGTGACACCGAAGCAGCGTCACATGTACGTATCTTCGATGAACTCGGAGTACGGTAACTCCACGGTCGAACCAGTTTCGATCGCGGATCTGCCTGAAGGAGTAACCCTCGGCGAGTAAGTAAGTAAGTAAGTAAGTAAGTAAACAAACGGAGATTCGCACAATGACAAAATGACAAGGAGTCAAACATGTGGGTATTCTCACAAGATGGTTTTTTAAGCGTAGTAGATAACAGGGTCAAGCCAGGGCACCTCGCGGTTCGCGCCCGAGATCGCCAATCACTGATCGTTATCGCGGAGATGACAAACTCAGAAATTGAGTTCACCCCAACACGTGACTATCAGTACCGCGTATACGCAACCCCAGAGCAGGTCAAGGAGTTCATGACTGCCCAGATCGAAATGATCGATTACGGCAACTTCAAGGATCGCCTCACCGATTCACGCGGATGGGAATTCCACCACGCGGCAAGCCAGGTGTGGACTGTAATGAACGAGATTGCGGACGATGAGTATCGTCAGTGGGCAGACGCGCGCTACAAGAAGTACAGCGCTACTCGATAACGATGGCAGGCAAACATGAGTGCATGATCTGCGGGAAGACATTTCCCTCGATCACTGAACACATGATCCACGCCATGAAGAAGCACGACATGAGCTACCGTCCGCACTCTCAATCGAGGTTGCGGTCGGTCTCATGTTGGGCATGTGCAAAGCCGGTAAATCCTGGAGTATACGACTGCACCTGCGGATTCAGATTCGCGGATGGTACGTGGGACCATGTCACACCCGAACGTTGGGAGAGATAACCAATGAATGTAAGATCTAAACAGGACAACGACAAAGGACACGACATGAAGAAAGTATCCCGCACAGACAAGATCTATATCGCGCTCATATCATTGATCGCGGTTGCTGGTTTCTCATACTGGAACCACCTTGAAAACCTATGGAACGAGTACACATGCGACCCTGCGCCGGTGATTATTCAAGAGGGACAGAACCTGTATCAGATCGCCTCCGCACATTGCACTGGCAACATAGGTAACGCGGTTGATGACCTGGTCATTGAGTATGGAACGACACAGATATATCCAGGTCAACAGATCTGGCTGAGCAGCAAGCCATAAGCATCCAGATGCGTCGAGTGCATCGCAAATAGTAAACGCGGATAAACAAGCATCAAAGTAAATGAGAAGGTCCTAGGGAGCAGAAGCATGACATCAACACTGATACCGGCGACAGAACGACAGGTCTCATACCTAACAGACCTGATCAACACGAGAGAGATGGATGAGGCGCACGCGGCCGATCTGCTCGCCTCGATCGACGCAGGCATACTCGACAAGGAACGCGCCTCGCGTGAGATCCACGCGGCACTGATGTTGCCCCGACTACGCAAGTCCCGTGAGCCGTCACCGTCACTACAGGTCTCGCTCTACCACATCCCAAAGTCGAAGTACGCCGTTCCGGTTGATGAGATCGAACTGACAGACGCGGATAAAGAGTTCAGTGGTGACCTGATGTTTCTCGAGGTGCGGCAATACATGGGGACGCTATACATGCGTCAGTTACATGGGTCCGTGGGTGGGTTCACGCGGTCAAAGCTTTCACCTGCCACAGTCAAGGCCCTCGTGTCGATCATCGAACGTGACCCATACAAATACGCCAAGATCTTTGGGGTGCATCACTCCTGTTGCGGGTCATGTGGCGCAGAGCTCACAGATCAGAAATCGCGTGAACTCCAACTCGGACCGGAGTGCCGTAAAAAATTCTCACGCTGACGCGGATCGATACACAGCAAAAAGGCGAGGCTTTCGCCCCGCCAATTTACTGACGATCTTGTTAGGTTAGATAGTCCAGCCGGTAGGCTTGATACCAAACTCATCACTGAGGCTGCGGAGGCTCATACTTACTGAGAGTTCGAAGTCGCTCACGTGATTTGCGAGTTCCGCCAATTCTTCCTTGCGGACTGCGATCTCGTACGAGAGCACTGAGATTCGTGCTTGAATCGCCTCGAGATTCTTCGTATGCTTTTTCTTTGTTGCCATGATTCGTCCTTTCATGTTTGGATGTACAAACTAATTATATTTTCTCTAGAACCAAGTTTCGCCATCTCCAACGCAAGCACGGTATATTAGGGCAATGACTGATGACCAGAGAGAGTTTGACACCACCGCCCTTAAGAGTTCCTCATTTGCATTGCGGATACATCGTGACTACCTTGCGCATGTCTTCCGTTGGGGTTGGGCCTCACGATACATAAACCAAGGTGACACCGCGGCACATCGCGTAATTGAGGCTGGTTGCGGTGCTGATGCGCCTCTGTATCATGCACTCAATCGTCCACGCGGAGCCGATGGCAGACCAGACTTCTACGTTGGAGTTGACCTGAACACGATACCTTCGATCGCGCGACGCAAGACAGGCACAAAGACAGAGCAGAGGTTTGTGCTGAAGGAGCGGTTCAACTTCGTAACGCAATGGCCTGAACTTCTTGAAGAGTACGGTGCAACATTTGATATGGCTGTCTCATTCGAGGTGATCGAACACATGACAGAGTCTCACGGTGATGAATACCTACGCGGTATACACGCGCTGCTCGCACCTGGTGGTCGCCTGATGATCTCAACGCCGGTGTTCAATGGACGCGCTGCAAATAATCACATCCGCGAATACACAATCACCGAGTTGCAGGACAAGCTTGAGAAGAATGGATTCAGCGTGATCGATCGATACGGTACCTTTGGTTCGTACCCTGAGATCAAGCGCGGTATTCGCGAGACATTCAGCAGTGACAAGACTGACGCGATCATGGATATATACACGCGGCTTCGTAGTTTCTATAGTGACGATGTGCTTGCGTGCTTCCTCGCACCTGCACTACCTGATTACTCACGCAATAACGCGTGGCTCGCGGTTAAAGAATAACTACGCGGTGTAGTATCTAGTCATGGGTAAAAGTGTCATGGAGCAGATCGCACTTCTGTCTGATGCAGAACGTCGCGCAATCCTCGATGGCATCGACATGGAGCAATTGGTTTGGGACTGGAAGTCATGGGCCCGACCTGAGCAAATACCTCCGCCTGGAGATGACTGGGCGATCTGGTTATTCCTCGCAGGACGCGGTGCTGGTAAAACTCGATCAGCTGCTGAGTGGGTGCGCGACAAGGCGAAGGTCACAAACATGGGTCAACTCCGTTTTGCGCTGGTCGCACGTACAGCGGCTGACGTACGCGACGTTATCGTTGAGGGTGAATCAGGAATCATCTCTGTATCACCACCAAGCGAACGTCCTCTGTACGAACCGTCAAAGCGTCGACTAACCTGGCCGAATGGCAATACGGCAACATGCTTTACCGCTGACGAACCTGATGGATTACGCGGTCCTCAATTCCATTACGCGTGGGCAGACGAGATCGCGGCGTGGCGTCAATCACCTGACGCGGCAGGTATGACCTCGTGGGACAACCTACGCGTAGGTACCCGACTTGGATCAGCACCACAGATCATCGCGACCACGACACCTAAGCGCGTACCTGTTTTGTATAACCTGCTTAACGAGGCGCAACGTACAGGACGCGTTGTGATATCACGCGGTTCAACACTTGACAATGCGGGTAACCTCTCAAGCACATACCTTGAGGCGATCACAGGTGTGTACGCAGGTACGCGGTTGGCTGCACAAGAACTTTATGGTGAGATGCTCTCAGACGTTGAAGGCGCACTCTGGACGATTGAGTTGATCGAACGTAGTCGACAAAACGTATTCCCTGGTGGCGCGCAACTTCGCGTCGTGGGCGTTGACCCGTCAGTCGCTGAGAATCCCAGGGACGAATGCGGCATTGTTGTCTGCGCATCGACAGGCGATCGTGACCTGTATAAACGTCAGGCTTGGATTCTTGAGGACGCGACCGTTCATGGTTCGCCTGAGGTTTGGGCAAATGCGGTTGTTGCAATGGCGCGCAAGTATTCATGTCCTGTTGTTGCTGAAGTCAACCAAGGTGGCGCACTCGTAACCAACGCAATTCAAGCGATTGATCCATCTGTAAAGGTTCTTGAGGTACACTCCAAATACGGTAAGGCGCTACGCGCTGAACCTGTAACGCTTGCGTATGAGCAGGATCGCGTACATCATGTGAACTATCTTGCTGATCTTGAATCTCAGATGTGCGCATGGATACCTGGCGAAGGCAAGTCGCCTGACAGAGTCGATGCACTTGTTCATGCACTTACGGCGCTACTCATCAAGCCACCACCTGGTTTTGTTGGAGGGACAATCACAGCAAAATCACACGCAGGTAGGCGTCTTCCAGCGTGGCGTGGGGGAAATGGTGGATCAGGAAAAGGTGCAAGAATATTCACACCAGGTCGATAACGTCGACACTCTCTTCAAAGGATAGGTACAAATAATGAGTGATGAATTCACAGAGCCAGTACAGGAACAAGTAACAGAGACTGCACCTGCGGCAGAGGTGGTAGAAGTACCACAGCCTGCGGTAGTTGAGGTCCAATCTCAAGAACTTCCAGAACCAGTACTCGAGGTCTTCGCACAACCAGCGCCAACGCGGCATGTGATTGGTAGCGCGGATACTGATACTGTCTATCTTGACAAATGCGTATACAAGAACATGTACGCAAAGAAGTCATTGACAGTTCACCATGTACAGCGCCGACTCAATGAGCTTGGATATACGGATGCGTATAGCGATAAGGATGGCTGGTACGGTGACCTCACCAAGTCAGCTGTCGCCTCGTTTCAAGCGGCAAACAATCTTGAGGGTGATGGCCTGATGAATGCGGCAACCCTCTCTGCAATCTTTGCGGGTGACGCAAACGTTACGGTTGCTGGAGAATAACAAGCGCGGTAAATATAACGCGGTCAATACAAAGCCTCTACGCTCTTAGCATATACATGCGGTAAGGGCCTTTGGCAAGTATCTAATCGTTCCCTACCCATAGGTATCTAGGAGTACCTATGCGGTAGGGACTTTTATATGCGGTAACAGTCTATATGCGGCTAATAATTCATATGCGGCTAACGATTATCTAGTCATCAATAAATATCATCGCGTTACCTATTTTTTTATCTGCCATTGACCATATTTACTGGCAAAATCACACAAATATACATGCCCTTGGTAAACACCCTGGCATATAGCTATACATATAAAAAGCAATGGCCATGGTTTTCCCAGGAACTTTCATATACTTATATGTATTCTTGTCGCCTGGCACTTTTATATATGTAACAACGTCGTCTCATATACATACAAACCTCAACAGAAACTTCAGCGACATTGTCTCATGTACATACACATATCTACTATCGACTCGCCCAATACATGTGTAACTTTGTCATGACCCACCTGTCATATCAACATATGTCTGTCATCGTCTTATCTGTCATGTTTTATCTCTATTTTTGTACTCATATGTATAGCTTTAAGTGAACTGTCGACAACAATTGATGTTACATATCAAGTGGCCTTCAAAAAAATAAAAAATAATGGCAATGGCCATGGCCACTGTCTAATTTCTCAAAATTCTCGCAAAATATTTTTTTGTCTAATTTTTTCTTCGAGACGTTTATAAACTGCTTAAAAAACAACGTCTGGCTTCTAAGATGCCAAACCCACTAACCATAATGTACTATTCGTCCTTTCTGTACATTTCCTAGAAGTCTTTGAACGTTAATGTATCTTTCGTACACAAATGTTCCGCCGTCCCTATGTACGAGTGATACGATGACGAACATGAAGCTGCCCAGTGAAGAGGTTGAGGTTTTGGTTAGGTGTTCGGGTGACGTCCTTCGTGCCCGTGTGCAGGCGCTCCGCGAGGCGGGCTGGACGCTGGCGTCGATCGCGGACGCGTGGACGCCGCCGAAGCAACGCTCGTCGATCCGCCTACTCGCAACAACCCCAACCAAATCCCCCCTCCCAATCGTTTCGTCTCCTCCCTCTCCTTCTCCTTCTTCATCGCTAACCGCCGCGGAAAAAAAGAACCCCTCCGCTCCACCGCGCCGTCACCGACGCGCACGACGTTTCTATACGGAAGAGTCCCCCAAGATCTCAAAAGACGACGCCCGCACACTTAGACGTCTCGCACCTCTCGCACGTCGCTACCGCGCACGGGCAAACCCAAACGGAGCGTACGCCGTCGCAAACACAGAGCTCACGGGCCTGTGTATAGTCCTATATAGAGACGGTGTCTCTGTTCAAGAACTCGCCGCAACCGCCGGCGTTACATATCGGGCGATGGCCCGTCGACTGGGAGTAGGTAAGTAATGAACGTGATCTTTGACCTCTTTCCCGCACGGGCGGTGGTTCTGCCCGACGGAGTAGATCTAACCTACTTCAACAACTCACCCGACACGTTTGGGTACGCCGACGCGCCGCACGTCCAGCACTCACGGAGGGTCGAGGCGGTGCGCATCATCCTCACGGAGAACACGATCTTGATCGGCGCCGACAGCAGCACCGGACCTGTCCTGATCTTCCGCGAAAGATATCTGCCAGAGTCGAAGGTACTTGACCGCCGCGGAAAGAAGGTGAGCCGGATCACGACCGAGACGAACAAGATCATCCTCTTCGAGAAGGACAACAACTGCGGCTGTGGCTCACGACTTCGCGCCTGGAACCCGTACCGTACGATGAACTCAACCAAGGACCCGATCGAATGATCCCGACCCCGTACCACCTCATCATCATCGCTCTCGCCGCATATCGCGTCACGCGCATGATCACGCACGACACGATATTCAACGGTCTTCGTGAGAGGATCTGGCGCGTGTCACCACCTGAAAAAGAGCGACTCGGATATTGGATCACCTGCGAGTGGTGTAGTGGAGTTTGGGTCGCATCAACGGCTATATTTATGTATACAATAGTCAGCGAAGCAACAGTCATCGTCTGCAGCGCACTCGCTGTGTCGGCGATTGTTGGCATAATGTACCGCATTGACTAGGGTTTTTGTCAATTCCGTCGCAAACGAACAGGAGAAGAAGTGGCAGTTTTTCGTCGTGATGTAGGCAATGTCAAGCGCGTTGTCCGTCCTGCAGGCGTGCTACCTTCTGGCTTTTCGTACGCGGAATCAGCGATCTGGGGAACTCCAAGAGCACTTACAGCGGCGGCCGCCCAGGTCAGGGTTGAAAATAAAGATGAGGCGGAACAGTTCCGTCATCGCCGTTCGGCTTCGTCCAGTGCGTGGCAGGCCGAGGCTTGGGAATACTACGATGCGATTGGAGAGATCAAGTATGCATTTAATCTGGTTGCTTCCGTTGTTAGTCGTATACGTCTGTATGCTGCTGTCGTCGAGAACCCGGCAGAAACACCTGTATCGGTTCGATCGTCGAGTCTTGTCAGCGGACGACTTGCGTCGGCCGCAGAGCGAGCTCTCGCACGACTAGACTCCGCATACGGCGGACAGGCTGGACTTCTCCGAGACGCCGCGTTGAACATCGCCGTCGCCGGCGAATGCTACCTCGTGCAGATGCCAGAGCGCAAGGGCACAGGCGTTCCAGAGTCATGGGACATCCGCTCAACAGATGAGGTTCAGGTTGACTCGAAGAACAACTACGGAATCGTCGGTCGTCGCGACATCTTGATGGGTGGCAACAGCATCGCCAGTCAAAACAACAAGGGTGTCGTCGCTCTTCCACAGAACGCGTTTATCGGTCGCATCTGGCGCGCGCATCCTCGCTTCTCTGAAGAGGCTGATTCGTCACTACGCGGTCTGCTCGATCTCTGCGCAGAACTTCTGCTGTTGAACCGCACGTTCCGTGCAACCGCACGCTCGCGCTTAAACGCAGGCGCGCTCTATCTTCCTGACGGTCTCAGTGTCGCCGCCGGTCCTGACGCGGACTATCCGTTCGACGAGATGGGTGACATCAATCCTGAGTATAACCCTGAAGAGGCGATGGACGCATTTGAAGATCAACTCATCGATGCGATGACAACGCCAATTCGTGACGAGGACTCCGCATCTGCGGTTGTTCCGTTGATCATCCGTGGACCTGCTGAACTTGGCGACAAGATCAAGCAGTTTAAGTTTGAACGTTCGTTTGACCCCGCACTCGCACAGCGTGCTGATCGTGTTCTCGAGCGTATCTTGCAAGGTCTTGATGTTCCAAAGGACGTCGTCACAGGTCTTGCAAACGTCAAGTACTCAAACGCTCTGCAGATCGACGAGTCACTGTACAAGGCACACATCGAGCCGTTGATGCTTCTCATTGCAGACGCGCTCACCGTTGTGTATCTGCGTCCATATCTGCTCGCAAACGGATTTGACGAGGCAGAGGTTAATCGCCTCACGATCTGGTACGACCCATCACAGGTTGCAACACGCAACGACCGCGCACTCGACGCTGACAGTGGATTTGATCGCATGGCGGTGTCGTTTGATACATGGCGTCGTGCGCACGGATTCAGCGAGGCTGATGCACCTACACCAAATGAACTTGCGCTACGCCTGCTCATTGAAAAGGGTGCGATCACTCCAGAGCTTACGGAGGCGATGATCGCCGCGGTTGCGCCCGAGGTGATGGAGGCGACAAAGGGTGCACAGCAGGCGTCAAGCATTGCGCCGATTCCGCCTGAGGTACAGCAGATGCTGCAGGGAACTCCGCCACCGGTTGAGACACCCGCACCTGTTGAAGAAGTACCAGCGCCGATAGAGACACCAGCAGCACCAGCAGAGTCACCTGCTGAGGCGATGCAGCCAACAGCAATCACACCGGTTCAATAGCAAAAGAGAAAACAATGATCATGAACAACCCACAGCATTCACACGAGATGAAGGCAAACCTCGCAATGAGTCTCGGTCACTGTCTCGGTACGACATTTGCTTTTTACACAAAGGCGATCGGGTTTCATTGGAATGTTAAAGGGCCGGACTTCTCCGAGTTTCATGATCTGTTTGGTGACATCTACGCAGATGCGCAAGGTGCAATTGATCCGATCGCTGAAAGTATTCTTAAGCTTGGGTTTGACTCACCAGCAACGTTGTCAGCCATGTCTGCGTTCTCAAAGATCGAAAGCATGGACAACGACCGCATTGACGATCCAGTGCTGATGAGCGCAGATCTTCTCCAGGCAAACAACATTCTAAATGAATGTATTCTTGAGTCATTTAAGCTCGCATCAGATGCAAACGAGCAGGGCATTGCAGATCTTCTCGCAGAGCGAGACGCTGCACATAAAAAATGGGGATGGCAACTGCGCGCAATCACCGGAATGCAGACCGGCGGAAAGTTGGTCGCAACGCCAGAGCAAGAGCAGGTTGAGGTATACGTCTATGAAGACGGCGCTGAAGACTACGCCACCGAAGATGATTCTGTATTCTTAGCCGCGGCCTCAAAGCCTGCGCCTAAAAAAGACAGAATCACGGGATCAAAAAAGAATCCAAAAGGATCTGCATCAGGTGGACGCAACATTACGTTTTCAGCCAAGACTGAGACAGCGTTGATGAACAAGGTCAAAGAGCACAACGTAGATGCAAAGGCCGGCCGCAAAGCAACACTTGCACAGTTAAAGGCGGTGTATCGCCGCGGCGCTGGTGCGTACTCGAGCTCACATCGCCCAGGTAAGACCCGTGATCAGTGGGCGATGGCGCGCGTAAACGCATATCTTCGTCTACTCAAGTCAGGTACACCGGCGAATCCAAACTACAAGCAAGACAATGACTTGTTACCTGAAGGTCACCCAAAGTCAACAGCGTCAAACGCATCAGAGTCAGTTCTCACAGCGGCTGCACAGGCGGCCACAGAGTTGATCATCACGCTCGGAGATTCACACGAATACGAATCTCCTGAACACGCAATAACAGCATTTGCAGAATACAGCGGTCTCGGTTACGAGATCATCCCCGCACTACGCGCAGCGTGGAAGCGTGGAGTTGACAACAACGAGCACGGATTTGATCGTGCGCGCGAACTTGCCATAATGACATATGACAGCCAAGATTCCGACTTGCTACCTAACATCGAAAGCTAGATATGTCAAACAAGAAAAAGCGCACACAGCTCAGTACGGCTGAACTACTTCGTCTTCGCTCAAGCATCATCACGATGCTTGATACTGCAAACAAGTCAATTCAACCAGAACGTCAGGTAACGCTCGCTTCGGCGATCGAGGTTGCAAACCGTGAGATCCGCAAGGAAGTATACGGCAGCAACTCAACACGTGCGTTCTCTGCGTTACGCGCCGTGTCTGGCTTTATCGCGCTTTCTTCAAAGAACAAGGTGTCAACCTCTTCTCTTGAAAACTCTGACCTTCTTTCGGTAGGTCACCCGCTCTCGACACGCGCGCACGCGATGACCGCGTCGGCGTTGCGCCACGCACGTGCACGTTGGATCGCGGCCGATGACCTCATCATCGACGACGACATCCGCGCACTTGTCGCGTCTGCTCACTCGTACGAACACGGTTCATTTGAGCGCAAGCACGCGTTTGCACGTATCGCGGCATTGGGACCTGGTGTTGTCCCGATCACAGCCGCTGTTGATCTTGAACCGATCATCGCCGTACTTGGCTTTGGTCTTGGCGGTAACTCACGTGCGGCGCGTTCTGCCCGTGCACGTATGCAACGCCGTGACCGCTTTGGCCGTTTTGCGTTCATGGGTGGTGGCTGGAAATTCAACATCTTCAAGTCTGGCAAACACAGCTACGTAAGTGGAAAAGTTGTCGGCATGTCAGGTGTTGATGACATTGAAGTCGAGATCAAAGACGATAAAAATATCCCAAACGGAGTCTACGCTGTACCAGCTAAGAAAGGTCAGTCCGCAAAGGCGATCATTAAGAAGTCGTATCTAAAGGACACCCCAGAAGTAGCTGTCTCTCGCGAAGATCAAAAGTACGCTGTCAACTTCTCGTCAATGCGAAAGCTTGACGCACCGACAGGCTGGACACCTACACAGGCATCACAGCCTAACCACGTCGCGTTTATGAGCGCTGACGGTTACCGTGTTGAGATCCCAATAAACAAAGACGGCCAGCAAGAGATCACCGGCGCACGCAAGGCGTCAGTATTCCGTGCGGTTGGAAACCAAAAGATCGGCATGGCGGACGGTTGGGACTCTGTTGAGCTTACAGCACTTACCGACCAAGATCAGTATGAAAAGTTTCTCAACAGCAAGCAAGGTCAGAAGTTGCTCAGCCAAGGTGGCTGGGGTGTTGACGTTGTTCAAGAAGACATCGGCGAAGATAAGTTTAAGCCGGCGGGTGAGACAACAGGACCTGGCGACCGCCCTGGTCCAGTGCCTCCTGCTGTTCAGCGAATGGCTGATGAAGAAAACAAGCGCGCAGCTGAAGAAAAAGCGCAACTTGAAAAGCCAGCATCGCAGCTTGAAAAGGCAGACGTTAAGTCTGTCAGTGTTGACTGGAAGACAGACGGAGAGCCTGTAACTCAAGAAGGTCTTGATGCGTGGAAGCAGGAGTTTGCACCTGGTGTTGACATCAAACTTCAAGACGACGGATCTGTAAAGCTTACAGGTTCAGAGTCAAATCTTCGCAACGCGCTCGACAAGGCGACAGACGGTGACTATAACGCAACGGACTACATCATGGACTCGGCACAGCTCGAGTCAATGGGTGTCCCGACAGATCGTGTTCTTCTTGATGTTGAAAAGATGAAGAATGCCGTTAAGGGTCTTACGTACAAACAGCTGATGGACACCGGTGTAAAAGAATACAAGATGGCGTCAAAAAATGTCGGCGCATATTGGTTCACCGAAGACGAGGTCTATGACGCCGAAAAAGATGGATTTAGACTGACTGGAGAAGAGCGCGGCGGCGGAAAAGCGATGGTCGACATACCTAGCTACGCCACTCCATCGGGCAATCTGGTTGACTTTGCAGGTGACACGTCAATGTCAAAGATCGGCGCAGTCATGCAAGCGTACCGTAACGGCGACGTTCTTCGATTTAAGTATAACGGAAAAGATCGCGAGGTTCAACCAAGCGGCAATACATATACCAACAAGAAGACCGGTGAAACAAACTTCGTTGGATTTGATCATGCGATCGGCGAAGAGCGCACGTTTACCATCTCAAAGATGGATGCTCCTTCACCTAAGAAAGAGGCGAAGAAAGAAAAGGCAAAGATCATCACGATGCCAGAGGCCGACCGCGGCAAGGCACCACAGTTTATCAAACCTGACAGCACGCCTGAAGAGGTTGTTGATCAGATGCAGAAGGCGATCGACGGTCAGTATCCTGTCAAGTTTGGCTACGGTGGAAAAGATCGTACGTTTAGACCAGAACGTATCTATACAAGTCCTAAGACAGGTAAGACAAACATCGTCGGTTTCAGTGAGACAGACGGTGAAGGTCGCACATTTACCGCTGACAAGGTTACAGGTGTAAGCACTCCTGAAGCTCCGGCCGGATGGGACGTTAAGCGAGATGAGGTACAACCAAGCGCCGCAGAAAATGTCATTGACCTCAATCCAAAAGAAGTCAACAAGATCGCTGACATCAAGAAGTTTGTTCAAGATGCTATTGATAACGACCAAAAGCTCCACTTCATGTATAGCGACAAGGACCGCGTTGTTACTCCAGAAGGCGTCTGGCAGAACGGACAGACAGGTCGCACGAACCTAAAGGCCAAGGACTCAGACGGCACCAGCAAGAACTTTGCGTGGGACAAGATCGTTGCTCCTAAGCCTTCCAGTCGCACCAAGTGGCCTGAGCCCCCAGATGGTATCCCAGCAGAAGCGTGGGATGATCTGCCGTGGGAGAACTTGCCTAACATCCCCGACGACAAAGAATTGCGACCTGACCAGATCTGGAGCGGGCCCGACGAGAATTTCAAGCTTGGACCTGACGGGGAACTGATTCCACTTGAACCACCCAAGTACGAGCCTCTGCCCGAGATTTACAAGCTTGGACCTGACGGAAAACGGATTATTGACCCGAGCCTGGACAAGCCGATGGCAGATGTTCCGCAAGGCACAACCGCAGAAGGCTGGGATATCCGTATCGCCGGCATGTATGGCGGAGAGGCAAACGCATGGACGCACATTCCACCGGCAGACGAGTACGGCGAAGATCACAGCATCACCGAGGCTGTACAAAAAGATGGAAAGAGCAAGTTTGAGGTATGGCGTAAAGGCATCTGGTTAGGCGAAGGTAACAACAAGCAGATTGCAACTACCGACACACTCGCCGAGGCGGCTGAGGCAGTCAAGGCTGACATGCCAAACGCAGAGGCCATTGCGATAAAGAACGGCAAGCGTGAACCAAAAGCAACGCGTCAAGAAAAACTGCAAAGAGAGCGAGAAAAATTCCAAGAACGGCTTGATGATCCAGGTAACTGGGAACAGAAACCTGTAGGTATTCCAACAACAAGTTATGAGTGGACCTACGTCGGTCCAACTCCAGACTTTGATGAGTATCCAGAGTTGATGCAAGATCTTCTTGCAGCGCGGGAAGAAAAAGGTCTACAGTCCGCAGAAGATAGTCGGCCAATTCCTGACTCTGATGAGCGCGCTGGCGCGCCTTCACGTCCATCTGCTGCTCCAGCAGGACCAGCAAAAATGGAGAAGACAAAGCCTGGTCAACCAACACTGTTTGCTGAACCACCAGAGATCTCACCCGAGATCCAACGTCTCGTAGACGCGGCAAACGACCTGCGTGATACACCAACTGCAAATCTTCCAGCAATCATTGAGAAGTCAATTGAAGAAAAGAAAGACGTTGCGTTTGACTTCAACGATAAGCTTCGCGTGGTTACGCCTGAAGAGATCGTCGAGAACAAGGCCGGCAAGAAGCAGCTTAAAGGTTTCAGCAAGACCGACGGCGAAGACCGCACGTTCACGATTGACAAGATGAACAAGCCTGCGGCTGACACAAACGTCAAGGTTGACGACATCGTCAACATGCCGCAGGACGAACTTGATCGTCTCGTCGACGCTGCATGGCCAACACCAACCGCAGCAACTCCTGCATATGAAGAAAAAGTATCTGAGTTTGACAGGCAGATAGCTGATCTCAACCGCAAGATCGAGACAATGAAGAACGTGCTTAACGGACCTGATAGTCCAGACGGCAAACTTCACAAGCGCGCAAAGTCAAACTTGGATCGTCTACAGCAGTCAAAGGACAAGCTTTCCTTCGACAGAATCAACAATAACTTTGAAGAAAAACCAGCAGCAACAACTACACGTCGTCTTGCAGTTCTTCCTGAAGGTCGTAGCAACGAAGATATCATTTCAGAGTTCGAAGAAGACATCCCAGGTGGAAAAGCTCGCTTTACAGGCGATGCACAAAACGGATACCCAGTGTTTGAGTTTGATATTCCAGCAGGCGAAGAAGAACGCTTTAACGACTGGTTTGGCGAAGACAACATTGAAGACTTCCCAACAGGTGACGCGGTTGCGTTTGCTGAAAAGTACAACATTCCAATGGGAGACAACACCGAGCTTAAGAACGGTAACCCAGGAACAAGCTTTGAGGTTGACGTCGCTTTTGAAGAAGGAACACTTGATGATGTGCTCAAGGACTTCAAGGCAAAGTTTCCTGAAGGCGAAGCAGATGTTGTTGTGTCAGAAGGCGCTGGCGGCGGCTGGCCGATCGTTGACTTCTCAGTTCCAGAGGGACGTGAAGAAGACTTCGGTAAGTGGTACAACGGTGACCTCGCAGACTCAGACAACATTGCTGGAGATCTTGACGAGCCGGTAGACGAGAACCTGTTTGGCGGCGAACCAGACGCAGAAGACATGGGCACATTTAATGATGAGGCCTTTGACTCGATGTACACAACGCCTGAAGGCGCGTACAAGCCAAATATCTTTGAGTTCTATAAGCCTGAAGGTCGCACAAACCAAGACAGCGCTGACTACACAGACGATCCTAGGGTATTGAGCGGTAAGTTCTCCGAGGATGAACTTGTTCGCGCACTCCGCGACGCTGTTCTTCCATCTGACTCAGGCCCAGCAAACGGATATGGAAACCTTCCGTTTGAAAGTGGAGATGAACCTGTCAAGGCCGAGGCTTTGTTTGAGGCACTTGAACAGACAGGTATGGATGCTGGGTTCTTGCTCGCCGGGATCTTTGACAGCGCGTCACCTGACAAGTCTAAGAAGAATCAGTTGAACTATGTTGACACGATCAACACACCTCCTGCAGGTTCACCGAGCGCCGCGATTCCACTCAGCGATCGACTCGCTCAGACACGTGCCGCACAGGCGATCAACGGAGAACTTGGAAAACCGGAGAACGCGATAACAGCGTTCCGTCTGATCAATCAGCATAAAGAGACAAATCCAAACATCCAAGATCTTGCACAAGAACTTATCTCTCGTGGAATAAACGGTCTTGATCTTTCGCAAGAAGGCGACGCAGATGCGCAACTTGCACGCGATCTTGATACATATCTTCCGTGGGCATTTAGTGAGAGCGCTGAAGAGCGCGAGGCGTTCCAGTCTTACTGGGGTCTTATGCTCTCAATCGATGGTGGCGACAGCGACCTCGAAGACTGGCAGCACCCTGGTTCACGTGCCATAATTCTTGACGCACTTGAACGACTCACCGGTGGTGACGGCGGCAAGGCGATGGAGATGTACTACCAGCTCTATGAAGACTTTGGTGGCTTTAAAGATCTTGTTGACTCAAAGAAGGCGATCGCCGACGGTGTCGACGACCTTGAGAGCGACACGCCTGCTGCCGGTCTATTTAGACTTGTCGCCGCCGCAAAGGAAGTATCAGAGATTCCGCTGTATCGTTCAATCGGCGTAAACGCAAACTCTGAGCTGTTCAAGAAATACACAACGCCTGGCTTTGTTGTTTCATTTGACCCACGTCCATTCACCGAGACAGACCTAACAACAGGCGAGATCGGTGCGGTGGGATTCTCGCCTACAAATCCAAACGACGTACGTATCGTCTTTGAGGTCGCCGCAGGTGAGATTGACTCTGTCAGTCTCAACGGATTCTCGTGGTATGACCAAGAACAAGAGCACCTCGGCACCGGTGAGTTTATCGTCGACAGTGTACGCGAACAGCCGGCAGTTCTTAAGCCTGGCCAAAACGAGTACATCATCACGCTTAAGCGCGCAACAGAAGACGCGCTCAAGAAGGCGTACGGTCAACCGACAGAGGCAGAGGCTCCTGAAGTGGTCGAAGCTCCAGAGGCTCCGACACAAGGAACAGCTCCTCGTGAATACGGCGATGTATCAGACTGGAAGCGTGTAGCCGGACAGGCAGGCTCAAACCAAGGTGGTGTTTACGAAGACAGCGAAGGAAATCGCTACTACGTCAAGACAGCGCGTTCGCAAGATCACGCTGATGTCGAGACACTTGGATCAGCCTTGTATCGTGAACTTGGTATTCCTGCAACAGATGTAGGTCTTGGAACACGCGACGGTGCACTACAGATCATCAGTCCGATGATTCCAAACGCCACATCTGGAATGGATGACTACATCAATGATCCAGAGTTCCTCGGCAAGTTGCATGAAGGCTTTGCGATTGACGCGTGGTTGTCTAACTACGACGTAATCGGCATGGTCTACGACAATGTTGTTGCAGACGGAGACGGCAATCCAATTCGCGTTGATCAAGGTGGAGTGCTTGTATGGCGCGCCCGTGGTTCACGTAAAGAATGGTTTGGCCCAGAGGTTGCTGAACTTGACTCAATGCGCGATCCTGGAATGAACCCAACCGCCTCAGATGTGTTTGGCAGTATGACAGCGGCAGACATCAAGAAGAGCGGAGAAAAGCTCCTCAACATCACGCCAAGTCGCATTGACGAGATCGTTGATTCGATCGTAAATAGTCCTAAAGAAAATGAACTTCTTAAGGACATGCTCAAGCGTCGTCGTCAGTCAATACTTGATCAGCTTGGAATTAAAGATACAACAGTTGATCCATTTGCAGAGCGCGTGCCTTTGACAGAGAGCATCGGCTACGCCGCGCAAGATCTGCAACCTGGCGACGTTGCTGAAGGCGATTCATTCGTAATTGAACGTGTGTTCCGCGATCAGATGACGCCAAAGAACAAGGTAAGCGTGCAGGGTTACTTCCCAGGTCACGAGTCACAACGTAAAGAGTGGAATGAAACAACAATCATTCCAGTTGCACGCGGTGGCACAATTCCACCTAAGGGAGATAAACCAGCACTGCACCGTCCTAAGGCGCCACGCAAACCTTCACCAGGTGCATTCACCGGAAAGATGGCTGAGCTTCTCAAGGACGCCAAGACCTGGGAAGAGGCCGCGGCGATCATCCGCAAGACACCTATCATGTTCTTTGACTATGAATCAACAGGTTTACCAGGACCTGAAAAGGGTGGACGTAACCAGCCGGTGCAGATCGGCGGAACGTTTGTTGCAGACGGAGAGGTACGTGCTCAATTTAGTTCATACATGAATCCAGAGCATGAGCTTTCTGACTGGTCTGCTAAGAACCTCAAGCAGATGGACGGCTCGCCTGTAACAGACGAGTGGCTCACAACTCAGCCTTCGATGAAGGACGCGCATCAGCAATTCTTAGATTTTGTCAAAGAACATGCAGGTGACGAGGTAATTCTTGGCGGACAGTACACGCCGTTTGACCTTGAGATTCTTCAACGAGTTCTCAGCGCAAATGGTCTGTCAATCAACATTGTTGGAACAATTGACTCAAAAGATCTCGCTGAAGGCACACTTCCTAAGTGGAACTCAAAGACACAGTTTGGTGCAAGTCAGGTAAGTGAAAAAGACGGCAAGCGTCGTGCATCAAACAGTCTTGGACCAGTTGCTGAATTCCTTGAAGTTAAGTTGCCAGACTGGCACCGCGCAGATGCAGATGCTCAGGCCTCGTGGGAAATTACTGATGCAATGCTTACGCGTGCTATCAATAATCCCGACACAACGCCGACAACACTTCTTAATGTTGACGGTGCATTTGAGGCTAAGCAGCAGGAAATCGCTGACTACGAGAATGCGTACGCAAAGTACGAGGCAGATCTTGCAGAGTACGTCGCCGCCAAGGCGATCGCGGCTTCTTGGAACTGCGGTGGCGCTGGATTGACAGCGGCCGTTGGTCCTGCAAACGGACCTTGCTCCGTACCTTCAGTTGAACAGATGATCCGCGAGGCACAGCCGCTTCCGATCGGTGAGATCGATCCTGACGGCGTCGCCGGTGGAAGTACAAGCAATGAGTCATCGATGGTCGATGCGCAAGAGATTGACACGCCATCACAAGACGGCGTTGATACCAACGATCCATATAAGGACGAGCAATTCAAGCCAACCGAGGAACAGCGCGCAATTCTTGATGCGATCATGGAGGGCAAGAACGTCGTTGTTCAGGCACTCGCAGGAACCGGTAAGACAGCGACACTTCTTCTCGCAGGAAAGCGTAAGAAGAAAGAGGCTGCTCAAGAGCGCGGAGTGTATATCGCGTTCAACAAGTCAGCGCAGCTTGAAGCTGAAGAACGCTTTAGGAAGGCCGGTCTTACAAACATCGAGGTCATCACCAATGACGCGATCGCAACACGCTGGGCCCCTAAAGATATCGTAAAGAAGCTCGACAAGAACCCTGAGCTTTCATACTACAAGGATATTGACAAGTATCTCGGCATCACAGAGTTTGAAGGTCCAGGTGCCCAAGGATACGGTCTGTATGAAGCGCACAAGTTCTTTATGGAGGCGATGCGCAAGTATCTAATCAGCGCTGATCCAGAGATTGGTCCACAGCACTTTGATATCCCAGAACAAGACGTTAAGCCTTGGATGCTCGACATCGTAAACAAGATGTGGGAAGACTACAAGGATCCAAACGGCAAGCTGCGTATGGACAACACCATCATCACAAAGATGTGGGCGTTGTCAAATCCAGATCTTGGCGAGATTGGCTCGGGACTTAAGCAAGCCGTTGACTTCATCTTCTTTGACGAGGCGCAAGACATCAACCCTGTGTCAGGCAAGGTCATCGCAGATCAGACAATCCAAAAGGTCTATGTAGGTGATGAAAACCAGGCGATCTACGCATTTCGTGGTGGAGAAAACCAACTCGGGAAAGTACTCGGAGCTGTCGAGTTCCCACTCACAAAGTCGTGGCGCTTTGGTGCAAATATCGCAAATGAAGGCAACAAGTGGCTGAGCATGCTCGAGTCACCGTACCGTGTTATCGGTGGAAACGCAGATCCGGGCGAACTCGTTCCAGAGGAATCGCTTTATGACACAGCTGATGCAATTCTTGTGCGTACAAATAGCGGCGGACTCTCCGCGATCTTTGATCAGCTTCAGCGCGGACGCACTGTCGGCGTGACAAAGAACTACAAGAATGATCTTGTAAATCTCACAGACTCTGCGGAATACTTGCTCAACGGAGGCACCGGCACAAAGCCTAAGCCGATGCATCCAGAACTTGCACCGTTTAGGACATGGGCGGAGGTCAAGAAAGAGGCCGAAGACGAGAACAGCAACGCAAGCAATAAGCTTAAGTTGTTTGTTGGGCTGGTTGAGACTGAAGGCATCGATGGAATCCGTGGTCTCCTTGATCAACTGCATCTTGCCAAGAGCACAGGCGCAGCACTGAAGTCAGTCGACATTGACGATACAGACGTTGGCTCTGAAGGATCACTCGGCAAGGGCGTTGACTACACGATCGACGAAAACGGAATCGGCGTCTTTGGTAACACGTTTGAGAACAAGTCAACGATCGCAAAGAACGGTTTCAAGTGGGACAAGTCAAAGGGCCAGTGGCGTCTTGAGACAACAAACCAAGACACTATCAGCAACGTACTCAAGAAACTGAGCGTCTCACTCAACGGTGGTGTCGCGCCGGCCGAGGCTGATGCCAAGCCGATCGACGTATTTATCACAACAGTCCACCAGGCGAAGGGTCTTGAGTGGGACAAGGTTCTGATCTGGACTGACTTCTGGGGCCCTCGTGTCAATAAGGCAACTGGCGAAGTTGAGATGCCAGATCCAGTAGAGTTCAGGATTGCATACGTTGCAGTTACACGTGCTAAGAAGCAACTAGGACGCGGTGCTCTTAGCTGGATCGATAGCTTTGTCAAGCAACCAGCAGAGCCTGCACCTGTTGAAGAGCCAAATGCTCCCGAAGTGCCTGTACCTTCAACAGAAGGTGAAGGCGGCGGTGGAGTTGAAGAGCCACCAGCACCAACACCTACACCTTCCGATGGTGGAGATGACAACGAGCGCATCATCAAGTCTGTAAAGCAGGCGGTTAAAGATGCTGACGATACTCTTGAAGACTACTCAGATCGCAGTTCAAAAGATGAGAAGAATATCAAGAAGTTCCGTCAAGCCGTTAAAGACGCGCTCTACGCCTATGAAGGTGAACAGTACGTCGACGCTGAAGAGCGATTCCGCGATGCTGCCGAGCTTCTTGAACCTTACGCAGAGGTAGGCGCTGGGGACCTCCAGAGTCTGATGCTTCAGGCGGCAGATGCCGCAGATGCGATCCGCATTAGTAAACTTACTCCTAAAGAGACACCCGCTGAGCAACCTAAGCTTGATCCAGAGTGGCGTCCAGACGATGTACCTGCACCGCTAGGTGTAGTACCTACGGGCGAACAGCAGGCACCAGATGATGTTGCTCCAGAGCAGCTCGAGACAACCAACAATAACGTTGATATGTCGCAGGTGCTCCGCTACAAGGATGACTCCGAAAAAGCAGCTGACCTGCAGAACGCATTTGATGATGTTGAGAAATCACGTGACGAAGTAACGGGCGAAGACTCGGTACTCATGGCAACTGACCGCAACAAGATCAAGAAGGCTGCTGAAGAGGTCCGACAGATCCGCGAGGCTCTTGCAAACGGAACAATGACAGACGATCAAGCACTCGCACGACTGAACGCGATCATTGACTCACTACCAACATATGACATCTTCAGCGAGAGATACGTTGACATGGAGTCATTCAAGGACATGGTCAAGGCAGTAAAACGTTACATTGACGGTTCGGCATACTGGCGTCCAACAGGAGCCGCTCTCCCACCGATCGACGCTGTCGACTCTAAGGGTCGCCCAGCAGGTTACGCGAAGGACGGCACAACGTTCCTCACACCTGGCATGCGTGTCCGTACCAAGTTTGGTTACGCAGGTATCGTCGAGGAGTATGAAAAGACCTGGGGCGGTGTCAAGGTCCGCATGGAGATTGACCCACGTCCAACAGAGCAGAAGGGTGCCTGGGGTCCGTACGTTGCGCGTCTGGCGTACAACACACGTGAACTTACCGTCATCGGTCCTGATGAAGATCCATACGTCGAGATCACACGTGAAAAGGGAAGCGAAAAGAAGAAGCCTAAGAATCTTGAACAGCAGATGGAGATCTGGAACAAGGTGCAGGCGGGCGAGATCGATCCAAAGGCTAAGAAATCAAAAGCTCCTAAGGGTGAACCACCAGCAGAAGGAGAAGGCGGTGTAGGCGTTGAACCTCCACCTAGTCCTCCAGAAGGCGACGGCGGCTCAGCGCTCCCAAAAGCTGAAGCCCCAGAGGGGGCAACAGAGGCTCCTGACGATATACCACCACCTCCACCATGGAATCCAGAAGTTTCAGAGACCCCCGACACAACAGTCGAGACTGGTGATGAAGCACCTGCACCAGAGCAAAACGCAATTGATCCAGAGGTGATGTCAGAGATGGTTGACAGTGCCCTCTCAGACATGCACGCAACTCTTCATGATCAGATCCGTGGAATGTCAGCGACTCTCGTAAAGATGCCTGTCAATGAGACAATGATGTCAATCGCAAACGTCGCAGGTCGTCCGATCGTGCTCGTCAACATCAACGGCGTCAGTGTTCCGTTCTACGCAAGCACAGGTTCGGGTGGAAAGACAAGTGTACCTACAAACAAGTGGTATCCGATATTTGGAATTAGTCCTCAGACAAGTTGGTTCAATAAAGGATTTACAGAAGAGCAGATCAACAACATGTATGACTCACCTGAGCTCAAAGCTGTTGCTGATTTTCTAAACGCAAATCTTGCAAATCCACTGGCGATGGTACCTGATATTCCTAAGGCAGCAGGCGAGCAAGAATACCAAGATCTACTCGCTGCGATAAACACTGACATGGACACAACCAGCGGAAGCAGCGCAAAGTCTGCAAAGATCCTCAAGCAAAATATTGAGTCAACCGTCAACGACATCAAGACACCCGTAATCAGGACGGGCTGGGATCCAACATTATTTAGAAGCGGTGATCAGTCAACATGGCCTAGGTTTTTGCTCATGGCAGATGGGATTACATCTAGACAAGACGTTGCCGCGGCTGTTCGTCACGGTATTGAGATGATATTTGAACGCCAAGAAGACGATGTCCGTAGTCAAGAAGAGATAAATAAAAATGCCGGAGCGTATTTTGCGCTTCTCGATCAAGCCATAAAAGAAAACGCGTCAGACATGTATCTCGGCGGAGACTTTGATAATTCAAAGAAAATGAAGCAACTTGCAGAAGACTGGGATTTTGCACGGCCTTCATTGATGAATCTTGACATGTTTATTGATCAGATGCTAAACGCCTCAACTGATCCACAGGTTAAGAAGTGGAAAGACCGCATACAATACATGGACGCAACTGAAGAAAGTGACTATAGACTATCTCTGCGTGAAGGCGCAAGACTCGTGACAAGTGACAAGATAAAGCTGCACGGGAAATCTAATTCAGAAGTCACACCTGCAGGTAGACCTCCTGTTGTCATTAAAGATCCAAAGCCTATATCTTCATCTGGACTTACTGGCATTCCTTCTCTAATGGAGGCTGTCTCTACTGTTGTAGATCGCCCAGATCAGTACAAAGAACGCGGAGTATCAGCGGCTGTCGACAGTACAGATATTGAAGATCTTGACATCCGTGCATCAACAATCATTACGCCAGACGGCGAGCGCAAGTTGCGCCTTCGATTCAAACTTACGTCCTGGCGCGGAGCGGAAGTTACACAAGAAATCTCATCTAATCTAGGTCAAGCTGGAAGTTTGTTTAGAGCAGAGGCGCCGCAAATTGAACGTGTAAGCGTTGCTGAAAACGGCGACATTGTTCTCTCAGGTGAAAGTGTTGTAAATAACTGGGGCGGAGCGGTATTCAATAACGGCAGAATGTTTGTCTCAGATAGCGAAGATACAGGCAATCCGTGGTCAATAAATATCATGCGTGCAAATGACGACAATAGTCTTGAACCACTTGACGCACAATATGAATCAGCGCCTGCAGCATTCCACAACCAGGTGATCATTGATCTTCCAATTGACGCCGAGCAGTCTGATATCGAAGAGGCGCTCCGCGCGGCCGGTGTACGTGATGTGCGCGCCGCGCAACAGCAAGACACAAAGTCGCTTATTGAAAACAGACTGCTGTCGCTGTTCGACTCTCAGACTGACCCAAACATCAACATTACAGACCAAGATCGTCGTGATAAGAAACTTGAAAAGATCAAAGAACGCTGGGGAGTAGAAGCAGCAGATGTGTTCCCGCGTATCGGGTCTCATGGACGCATTGAGTATATGCTTCCAGACAATGTGGCGTTTCTTATGCAAGAAGATACAGGCATAAAAGGCTTTAAGCACAACTTAAGTCTTGAAAAAGCAGTTGCAAATCTTGTTGATACACAGAGCAGACCACCGACCCCAGAAGAACTTATACAGGTAACTACAAACGCAATTGTTGACGTAGTAACAAACGGACTAGTTGCAACAGTTTCTCGAGTACAAGAAGGTCTCAACTATAAGGGAATGTCCTCGACTGAAGACCTATGGACAGGCGGGGCTGACTACGTGTTTCTTAGGCCGACAAAGCATGACGAAAATAGCACGCTAGAAGTCATGGGCGGATTTAACGCAAACAGTGAAGGAAGTATCTGGTGGCCAGCAACTGACATCTTTGAGCGATCAGATCTATATGCAAACATAGACGACCTGTACGGCAAGCGTGTCCCTGGAACAGATATCTTAAGGGCAGTCAAGTACGAAGGCCAGGAAGCGATGGTTAAGCACGGTGTTCCAATTACAAAGGACGCGCAGATTGTTGTGTCACAACTTGTTCGTGACCGCGCAATTAAAATGCTAAAGGAACGTGGGATTACTGAGATAGACGGAACTCCGATAGAGGAAATTATCTTGACTGCTGGATCAAAAATCTTAGAAGATAGAAGAGGAAGTAAAGACAGCGCTAAAGGACAGTTGCTGCGTTTTGCAGAAGAAAACCTCACAGAAGCATTTACAGAGGCGGGTGGAAGTGAAACTGTAGACTTTAATGACCTTGCGGCGATGCTTACATATACGGGATCAGATCTGCACTATCAACCCGCGCCTGCAGGATCCGTGGCAGTAGCTGCAAAATATATGTTTACAGTTGACATGGGGTTAGATCCTTTTGAAATAGAAAACACAAGACAGTTACCGCAGATCATTGTTAGGTATCCAGACGGGCACTACTACACGCACGACGCAGGCAGTGCAGGCGCCGTTTTATCTGGAGACGCGTACGTGGAGCCAATGTTGGCCAGTGACGTAAATGTATTGAGAAATAAAGTTGCTGAATACAACTCTCCGTTTGACAGGCAGGAAGAGGAAGGCAAGGTCGACTGGTTGCCGTTTTCTGGAAACCATGCTGTAACTAACGCAGGTGGATACGACACAATGCTTAGGGCGGAGATAGTTATTCCGTTTGGGCAGGAAAACGCAGGCAATCCAACCGGAGAAGACTACGCTGATATCTTAGACAGGTACAAACTTGTTGACGAGATCATTAAAAAAGTTGCAAAGATGAAGTCATTTGAAATGTACAGTGCGGCTAGAGGCATGCTTTTGCCCATGTACGCCAACACAAGGGACAGGAACCTGCAGTCATATATCATGCAACAGCTTATAAACCTAACGCTGTACACTGGACGCACTGTGCCACCAATGCCCGTCACCTCGGCTGGTGAAGAGAAAGACACAAACATGCTTCCACTGCCTGACTACGACGAGTTTGCAAAGTACGGTAACTACCTCAACCGCGCCGGCACGCAGGCCGTACTTGAAAATGTCGACGGTGAATACGCCGGCTGGCTGCGTGCAGCATACTCGGCAAAGATCATTCGTGACTTTGATGACCAAGGTCTTCCGATTAGAAGCTACATGGAGATCACGACTGACCGTGATGGTGGTCTGTCGTTCCAACTCAAGGAGAACAGTGGCTTTAAGTGGGACCCAAATAAACGAGAAATAACGTTCTCAAGTCGCGGAATTATGTATAAAATTAGGGCGATACAGCCTGATGAGAAGCTTAACAGAATTCAACTATAGCACAGGAAAGAGCACATGGCAGAAGACACAAAAGCACTTGACACATGGCCAACTGAGATCAAAGAAGATGAAGATCTTTACGTCCTTGTAGACGATAACTACGACGTCCAATATCTCATGTTTGCCTGTCCAAGTAAGGGCGGATTGCTCATGCGCGACAACGGTACATGGAACAAGATTGATACATACCAGTTCTATGAAGATCACAGCGGCGAGTTTACGATCGATGAAGTAGAAGTAGATTACGTCAAGTACTACGACTCGTTTGACATGCGAGGCGAAAAACCACGCTACGAGGTAGATGACGAAGGAAACCACAACTACGCGCTTACGGCCGCGGCGCCAGCAAAGTGCCCTCCAGCCACCCAGGACATTGCGCTAAACATCAAGTACCGTCAGAACGCGATCGATACCGCAGGCTACGGGCCGCTAAATCCGGCAGAGCCAAATGAAGAGTTTTGGCAGGCAAAAGCTGACAGGTGGTCTGTCACGATCGATGACGCGAAGAAAAGCCTCTGCGGAAACTGCGCGGTATTCATTATTACAAAGCAGATGCGTGACTGCATCGCTGGGGGACTGGAGCAGGGTGGATCAAGCGAACAGAACGCCTGGGACGCAATCGACATCGCAGAACTAGGGTATTGTGAGGCTTTCGACTTCAAGTGTGCGGCCTCGCGTACATGTGATGCCTGGGTAGCAGGCGGTCCTGTACAAGATAAAGTACAAGCAGATGAAGGTGCTAAATAGATGATAAAGCTTTTTGGTTCTCACGGTAGCTACATGATGTTTACCGACGGCACATCTGCCGTTGTGATTGACTCAATTACTAACATGGTCGACGAGGTAGGTACGTTAAGCAACCTCTCGTATATACAGCCGTGGAATACAGAAGCTTCAGCAGATCAAGTTCACTTTGACCTCGCGTCTGGCGCGCTGGCTGATCTCCGCATCAGTGCAATCACCGCCTCTGGACGTATGTACACGATACCTAAGGCAGCGCAAGCAGAGGCTAAGAGGGCCTTAGAGTGGCGTAAGGAGCATCGCCGTGGTGGAACGCCTGTTGGTCTCAACACAGCGCGTATACTCGCCAACGGCGGACAGATCGGACTGGCCAAGGTCCGCCACATCGCAAAGTACTTCCCACGACATGAGGTAGATAAGAAAGGCAAAGGCTACAAGCCAGGCTCAGACGGATTTCCATCGAACGGTCGCATCGCCTGGGCACTCTGGGGCGGCGACGCCGCGTGGCGCTGGGCACAGCAGATCGTTGAACGCGAAAACAAGAAGGCTGTAAGCGCCGGCGCATTTATCGTTGCTGATGATGACTATTACGGAATGGCGACAAGTTACGACGCCGACGTCAACGCATTTAGACTTGCCGAAGAAGATCAAGAAAACGGTCCAGAGTTTGTGGCTCGTATTCGTCTCGATGACGGATCTATCGATCGCCTATACATGATCAATGAAGACGGCGAGGCATACGTCTGGGACGGTGGCGGTTGGGACGATCTCGCGCATGTTGACAGTGATATCGCAACATACGACAAGGCGCTTGACGACATATATGACACGGCTGAGAAGACGCATGTGCCTATTGATGCCGAGTCAGCACTTATTCTTTCAGCGCGATTCCAGCAGCAACCGTTTGAAAAGACGGGTGTCTACGAGCTATATCCAGAAGAGGCTGAACTTATGGCCGCTGAGCTCGGAGACATTGACTGGGGAATCATCGACAACACGATCGTTGCCGCTGGTCCAGAAGGCGCGATCAATCCAGCAGACAACGTTTATTCTCCAAAAGAACGTGCGGCAAACGCGCAGAAACAAGTACGCGATAAAGGTGGAAAGTTTGCGCGCATGGGTTCACGTGTTTCAGTTGGCGGCAATCCAGCAAACACCGGACGTATCACCGCGATTGACAAAGGCACGCAGAGTGTAACAGTAAAGATGGACTCGGGAGAGTCTGTGCGGGTTGCTGGAACAGACACACAGGCGGTCGCTGACACAGCAAGGTCTGGCGGTGAAGGTGTCGCCACACCAAGCAACATGCCACTTGATACATCTGGAATCCTTGGTCAACCACGAACTCCGATGAACTCGCCTAACGCGCGAATTCCAGGTACACTTCCTCCGCTAACACCTGGAGACCTACAACAGGTCTTGTACAACTACCCAGCATGGGTAAACGGACAACGACAGTCAGCTCAGCAGAATACGTTTGTAAAGCCAACACAGCCTACAAAGGAAGAAACAAGCGCTTCTTGGGATAAATATGTTGCAGGTCGTGAAAAACTTACCGGCCAAAAAGCGTTTACAGGTGATCGCCGTGAACATCCGTTATTCAAAGATCTTTTTAAGAAAAATCCGCTGTATCACCTGTACTACAATCCTACAGGATTTTCAGCATCAGCAGATGTAGAAGAGAAGAAGACGATCAAGCAAGTTGCTGATGAGTACAAGTTAACCAATAAAGGACCCGGCAAACCTCTTACACCAGAAACTTCTGACGTTCAGCCAGTGTATATGGCGATTGTTTCTCCAGACGATCCGTCCGCTGTGTTTGACCTGATCTCAATTGTTCCTGCTGGAACAGACTCGCTGCGTCCTATGGTGTTTAAGCGAACAGATAAGAAGTGGGTACCGGACGAAGGTATCCTAAGCGATCTAACATCTGCAACTCCACCACCAGTTGTTCCGCTTAGCGGAGATGCGTATACCGATGTTCTTGCACAGATCGACGGCGGAACAACCGCGTCTGCGTTGCATGCGCTAGCCGCCGCTGGAATTCTCGTAGCTGAAGAACAAGACCTTATGCGCGCTCTTATTGAGATTGCCGATAAGTACGGCAAGTTCAATGAAGACGGCACAGGCATCTGGGCTGGTTACACGCCAGCGGCTGAGAACAAGGTAGCTGATATCGGCGTTAAATGTGAAAACTGCGTTTTCTACACGCACGATGAAAACGACAACGATGTCTGTCGAATCATCTCTCTGCCGATTGAAGATGAAGGTAAGTGTCGTTTTGCTGTAATTCCAGACGGAGTTGTAAAGGTAAATGTAACGGCAAGCGCAACAGAGTTTGCGCAGGGCGGTCTCGATAAGAACCGCGGTAACGCTGAAAAACTTCGTCGCTACTGGGTCTACGGACGCGGTGCTGCAAAGATCAAGTGGGGTCTACCGGGTGACTGGTCACGTTGTGTACGCCACCTTGGCAAATACATGGGCCCACGTGCAAAGGGATATTGCCAGTTGCGTCACAAGGACGCACTTCATATCTACACATCAACACACGCGAAGATGCTCCACGGCGGTAAGAGCAAGAATCAATCCGTTAATGAGTTCATCATTGAGCAGCCTGTGTACGACATCTTTGGTTCAAACAAGAAGAAAAAGACCAAGAAGTATCTAACAGCTGCCGAGGCGTCAGATGGCTTTAAGGCCGAGTACGCAGAGCTTGTAGATCACGACGGTGTCGTCGGTTACGGCTCTGGAACAGATGTCACCGAAGACGACATGCGCCTAAGTCTTGAAGAGATCTACGCGATCGAAGATGACAACTATGAAGCTGACTGGGCGCCTGAAGCAGGCGTTGTGGCGCTCATGGCCGAGCTTGATGACATTGATTCGTTGACAGCCGCAGGTGGAGTTGATCGTAATCGCGGAAAAGCCGAGAAGCTACGTCACTACTGGTTGTTTGGTCGCGGCGCGTTGAAGATCCGCTGGAACACGCCAGGCGACTGGACGCGTTGCTTCCACCATCTCGCAAAGTACATGGGTCCACGAGCCAAGGGCTACTGTGCACTTCGTCACAAGGAGGCGACAGGCGTCTGGCCTGGCAGCAAGTACAACGTCGGCAAGAAGAACGCCAAGTCAATCAAGGCAAGTGGTTTTGATCTTGTCGATGAAGAAGCAGTTATTGACGCAATCGTGCGACAGGCGGAGGCACAGGAGGCACGCGATCGTGTACTCACGGCGTCGGCTGAAGACACGATGATGGGTTCAAAGTTCATGATCCCGCTGGTCATACCTGAAGATACTGAGTCAGGTGACGGTCGAAAGTTTAAGAAAAATGCGATCAGTGTCCGTGCCTTGCCGCTGCCTCTACTCTGGCAGATCAAGACCGCAGATGGCCACAATGGCTCTGTCGTTGTAGGTCGTATTGACAAGATGGAACGTACCGAGAACGGTATTGGAAATGCGCATGGAGTATTTGACACAAACGCATACGGCAAAGAGGCCGAGCGTATGGTCCGTCAAGGATTCCTACGCGGAGTATCAGCAGACCTCGATCGTTTTGAGGCAAATGAAGATGCAAAGGACGAAGCCGCAGATTCTCCAAAAGAGAAGAAAATTGGCGGTGATAAAATAACAATCACAAAGGCCAGGGTTATGGCTGTCACAATTGTTCCAAAGCCTGCATTCGAAGAATGCAAGATCTACTTGGAGGATGTAGCAGACACATCTGGAGAATCCCAGGAGGGAAATATGGAACAGATTCCAGACGGAGTCTACGTAGAAGAAGATATGGATCCGATGGACGCAGCCGCGATCGTGGCCTGCGGAATTCTTGCTGGGGCGATCCCAACAGTTCCACCTTCTGACTGGTTTGTAAATCCGCAACTTAGCGGACCTACACCACTTACAGTTGATGATCTTGGCCGAGTGTTTGGCCACATCGCGTCGTGGCAGACAGACCACATCGGCATGCGTAGCGGTACCCGCGCGCCAAAGAGTCGCACAGGTTACGCGTACTTCCACACAGGTGTTGTTCGCGCAGATGACGGCAAGGACTATCCTGTCGGTCAACTGACGCTCGCAGGTGGACACGCATCACTTGAGGCCAGCGCACTAGAAGCCGCCCGCCACTATGACGACACTGGTTCAGCGATCGCAGACGTTCACGCCGGCGAAGATGCCTACGGCATCTGGGTCGCAGGTGCGCTTCGTCCAAACGCAACGCCTGAGCAGATTCGTGCATTGCGTGCATCAGCTCCGTCGGGTGACTGGCGTCCGATCAACGGCGCGCTTGAACTTGTTGCTGTGTGTCAGGTAAACGTGCCCGGCTTCCCGATCGCACGCGCACGCGTTGCATCAGGTCAGGTCTACGCTCTCGTCGCCGCAGGTGCCCAGGTACTTGCAAAGATGAAGGTAGATCCAATGGCTGAACTCACAAGTCGCATCGCAAAGCTTGAAGGAAAAGAAAACGCAGAACTTGCGGCACAGGCCTTGGAGCTTTCAAACCGCGTACGCAGTAGCTTTGAGTATGAGACATTCGGATACATCTCGAAGGCGGCCCGTGAGCGTCTAGCAAGTGAAGGCAAGGCTCTTCCAGATGGTTCATATCCAATCCGCAACGAGGAAGACCTCAAGAACGCGATCCAAGCGTACGGCCGTTCAAAGCCAGGTAAGCGTGCCGCGGTTCGCCGTCACATCATCAAGAAGGCGCGAGGACTTGGTAAGTCCGAGCTGGTTCCAGAACAGTGGAAGACAGCAGGTCTCATTGACGAAGAAGTTGTTACCGATATCCAAGCACGAGTAGCGGCTGCGAAAACAGCTGCGGAAAGCGCAACTGCGGAGAACACTCGAAAGATCGAAGAACTCCGTGCCCGCGTGGCCTCAGCCAAGGAGGGGCTTTTAGCAGCCCTACCAGCGGTGAAACCGAATAGTCCAGAAGCAGTTTCCAATACACCTGGGAAATATATCTCTGGCGTCAACCAACCCCGTGACGTAAAGGGAAAGTTTAGGGATGTGCTCGCACGTCTCAAGCAAGACCTTGGAACAGGTGGAAACGCGCAGCTGATGGAGAAGCTCGAGGAAGCACAGAATAACGAAAGTCTTGGCGACTACGACGCCGCGGCGAAGTCTTCTGCGCAACTTATTAGCCTTATCGACCGCCTTGATTCTGGGGCTTTAGACGCCACAGCCCTTGGAAACGTTAGGGAATCAGCAAGGTTGTTAGGCCAGGTCCTGTCAAACCTTCCACTTCCTTTTGGTAAAGAGGCACAGAAGGTTCGATTTAGTGACCTGCCGCCAGTTCTTAGGGATCTGATCGACGACATGATCGCAAAGGTTGAGGCGAAGATCGGCAAGGAAGACGCCGACATCGCCACCGAGTCACTCCGCAGCTATAAGTCTGGCGGAGACGTGTATTCTCAGAGTGAGGTCTCATCAGAGATGAGCAAGCTGTTGAGATTATTGACATAAGACATTTTAGTTAGTGTTATTGTTATTCCTAGGTGAGTGCCTCTGCACATCGGTGCAAGAGTCCCTCTCCATGGACAGAAGCCCCAGATAGACCTAAAGTGGGTCTATCGTGACTGATCCCGGAGGAGGGACAGTGGACCGTATCAAACAACAGCTCGACACGATCGATAGCTTGACCGACGACCAAATCGCCGAGTTGCAAGCTGAAATCGTTACCGAGTTCGAAACGGTTGAGGGTCAGGAGCCAACAGCACAGACAGTGGATGCTATGACGCAACTTGCGGACATGCTCGACACGGTACGTGGTGAAGCTAAGCGTCGTGAAGCTCTTGCACAAGAGCTTGCAGCACGTGCAGCCGAAGCCGCAATGCGTGTTAAGGGTGAAGCAGTTGAGAGCATGGATCAGACTCCAGAAGAGATGCCAGCAGAAGAAATGCCAGCAGCTCCAATGGAAGAAGAGAAGCCAGAAGAAGAAAAGCCAGAAACTCCTGAAGAGGAAAAGAAGGCAGCTCCAATGGCGGAAGCATCAACAGAAGTGATCGAAGCATCTGAACTTTCAACCACAGAAGAAGCAGCAACAGCTGAAGCAGCAGTAGCTCCAGAAGCAACCGTAGAGGCCGCAGTCGCGGAAGAAGCAGTTGCAGAGGCAGCGATTGAAGTGCCAGCCGAAGCTGAAGCAAGCACATCAACAGAAATTACCAATGCTCCACAAGAGCAGGAAGCCCAGGAGGCAACCATGACTGCCGCGGCAGACAACACAGGCTTGGAAGTAGAATTCCAAGCCCCAGCCGACCGTCAACCAAGCCAGAAGGAAACAGCACCAGTGGCAATCACTGCTGGCGCAGACATCCCTGGTTACACGGCCGGATCACCAATGAAAGATGCTCAAGAAATTGCAGAAGCTATGGCTTCACGCTTGCACGGTTTGCGCCGTGTAAAGGGTGGCGACGGCGAACAGCACATCGTGGCATCGATCACAACCAAGTACCCAGAATCACGTGTTCTTACCCAGGACACTGACAGCAACATCGCAAAGATGAAGGCAGTTATGTCGCCAGAAGCACTCGTTGCTTCCGGTGGTCACTCAACACCGTTTGAAGTCAAGTATGACATCTTCGGTTTTGGATCAACTGACCGTCCAATCCGCGACTCGCTTCCACGATTCTCGGCAGACCGCGGTGGTATCCGTTACATCGTTCCGCCAGTGCTGAGCGAATACGGAGACGCAGTTGGCATCTGGACAGCAGCAAATGATGCAGCAGGTTCCCCAGACCCAGCAACAAAGTCAAGCTTGACCGTATCTGCAGCAACAGAAACAACAGTCGCAACTGACGCTGTTACTTTGCAACTGCAGTTCGGCAACCTCATGACACGTGCCTACCCAGAGTTGATTGCTCGTCACAACGAGCTTGCTTTGGTTCAGCACGCACGTGAGGCCGAGCAGTACCTCGCTGGCAAGTTGACATCTGGTTCGACAGCTGTTACGACAACAAGCCTTATCGGCGTTGCTCGTGACTTCCTCGTTCAGGTTGGTCGTGCAGCAGTAGCTATGCGTAGCCGTCATCGTTTGTCCCCAGATCACAAGTTGCGCGTAATCGCACCAGCTTGGATCAAGGACGCAATGGTGGCAGACCTTACGTTGGCAATGCCTGGCGACAACTCAATGAATGCAACTGGTGAAATCGATGGATACCTCGCAGCTCGCGGTGTTCAGATCACCTACTCGCATGACTTGAACGTCTACGGCACACAGTCATCGTCTGCAGCACTCAACGAGTTCCTAGACACGTTCACCTGGTACATCTTTGCAGAAGGAACATTCTTGTTCCTCGACGGTGGCACCTTGGACGTAGGCATCATCCGCGACTCCACACTCGTGGGAACCAACGACTACAAGATGTTCGTTGAAACCTTCGAAGGAATCGCAAAGGTTGGCGTCGAGTCACTCGTAGTCACATCGACCATCTCGGTTAACGGTGTTGCAGCAGCACTCCGTGACACCACAGGTGGCGCAACAGCAGCAGCTATCGAGTACTAAACCACTCGGTAGTAGTAAGCAATTTGTAGTGGAGGGGCCTGGAGACAGGCCTCTCCAAGACAAAACAAACACACAAGGAACTTAGAGGAAAAAATGGCATTTCCAAAAGATGGAGTTGTAGTCGCACCTGCGATTGAGCCAGCAGACTACGGTCTGCTTTCGGTGGCTAAGCCTGCGCCGACTACTTTGCCTGACGAGGATCGGTGGATCCGTACGTTTGCGCAAGAGTGGGATACGAGTATCTACTCGGCAAAGAATTGGGACGACACTGACACAACGTCAGCGTCAATTGCTTCAGACAGTACCCCAACGCGATACACACAGATCAAGCCATTTTTTATTGAAGTAGAAGAACAGATTTCAACATTTGGGTATACTGCACTTGATCGCTTTGACAGAATTTCGCGACAAATTGAGGGCATTACACAAAAGGCAATTGAGCAAGAACTTTGGGACGGCGCAATTCGCGAGGGAGAGTCACACGACGATATCGCATTGTCAGCCTCTACCGCGACGGTACTAAACAGCGGAACAGCGATCAGCGCGGCGAGAGCACTCGCGCTTCTTGATTTTAAGATCGGATCATCGTCCCCGTGTGGTGAGCAGGGCGTCATTCATATGACACGTGATATCGCAGGACTTCTTTCCGCAAGCTATATGCTTTTTCATAAGGAAGACGGGCGCATTGAGACAGTCGCTGGAACTCCGGTTATCATCGGATCTGGTTACTCTGGCACAGGTCCAACTGGTGCTACTGGAGCAACTGCAACTGATGCAAATAAATGGATGTACGGCACTGGCTCAGTGCATGTATACGTCGGAAAAATTGATGTTGTAAACGACAACAACGGTCAAGCATACGATGTCAGCGGAAACCAAAATGACATGAAGCTCAAGGCAATTCGCCCAGCGGCGGTTTACTTTGATACAACAATTCATCTAGCAGTCAGAGTAGACCTGACAGTCTAATCCTAAGGAGAAAAGAAAACATGGCAACCCAAGATTACGCAGCAAGTATTCAAGGCGTATCGATCCGCATCACGCGCCTCGACGCTTCTGGTAACTTGCTTAACAACGCAGGCGATAGCTACACAACAAGCGGCTTTATGCGCTTGTCATTTACACCTGAGTACGAAGACGGCGATGAAATCACAGAAAAGTCCGCAAACGGAACAATCTGCGTTTCATACAAGGCACCTGACACACTCAAGCGTGTGACGATGGAACTCGCTATCTGCGAACCAGACCCAGAACTGACCGAGCTCATGTCCGGTGGTCTCTTGCTTCGCAAGAACCTCGGATCATTTGCATCGCCAGATAACAAGAGCATTGGTTGGTCATCGCCTGGTATTGGTGACGACCCAGCCGGCTACGGTGTCGCCATTGAGTGCTGGTCATTTGCAGTGGCAAACGGTAAGCGAGCAGCAACGCTTCCTTACTTCCACTGGGTATTCCCTTACTGCCGTATGCGTCAAAGCGGTGACCGTGTTATTGAAAACGGCATGCTTGCGACGACGTTTGAAGGCTACAGCATCGGTAACTCACTCTTCGGTGACGGACTCGATGACCGTTGGGAGTTCCCAGTTGCAACAGAACGTCCGTACTCGTACGCACGTTCGTCGTGGGCTCCAACCGGACGCAAGGGCTTCTACACATGGCACGGAGATCTCACAGCTGCAACAACACTTGGAGCACGCACAAGCTCAACAGCAACAATCACCACAGGCACAGACCACGGATTTGTTGCTGGAGACACAGTTACAGTTGCTGGTCTGACAAGCACCTACGCTCCTTTAAACGGAACTTACACAATTGTTTCAGCACCTACAACAACAACGTTTACGTACACAACCACAACAACAGGTTCAATCACATCTGGTGCGGCGGTTGGTACGGCGGTTGTTACAGCGAATAGTCGTGCGGTTACAGACTTTGCTTCGCAAGGTTCAACAACTGCTTACAACGTTCCTGGTAACGCGGACTTCAACGCAGATAACGCGATCGACTTCATCATCGCGTCAACTGAGGACCCAACATCGTAGTTTCCATAATCTGAGCGTGGCGCGCGTAGTAATATATACTTAAGCGCCACGCTCATTGGAAAAGCTACGGATAGATAGGAACTTTGATGACAAACCTCTGGGTAAGTACAGCAGACCTCGGTAGCTACTCGGAGTCAGAGTATTCGTACGACGCGGCAAAATCGGCGTCACAGCTACTCTGGGCATTGACCGGTAGAAAGTACACCGGCACAAACACCGTAACAGAACGGTATGTCTGCTTTACACGCTGGCACAGCTTTGGTCTTGCAACTGGCACGACAACGGCGATCATCGCAAACGGAAACATAGAGAACATTCCGCTTACAGCAAATAGCTACTATGAGACAGCGTCTGACGGCGTAACTCCAGGCGCGCGACTAAAACTTCGCGGTACGCCTGTGCAAAAGATTCACGCAATTCGAGATCACCTCGGCAATATCGTCAATCCAAACTATTACTATCTCTCAGACCACTCAACAATTCAACCGACCATCGGCGTACCTTGGTGGCCTTGTAACATTGAGGTCACGTACACATATGGCGCGCCACCTCCTGCGATGGGACAGATGGCCGCCAGAACACTCGCCATTGAGTTCTGCAAGATGTGGGCCGGAGAAGACTGCGAACTTCCACAGCGCGTGACAAGTATCTCACGACAAGGTGTTTCATACACGATTCTTGATCCTCAGGACTTTGTTCAAGAAGGTCGAACAGGTATCTACATGGTTGACATGTTCTTGAAGTCAGTCAACCCTGACAAGGCACGCAACCGTGCACGTGTATTCAGTCCTGACATGTCACGTGCTCGTCGACTTAATCCAAAAGAACTTAAACTTCCAGCATCTTCAACAGACATCACGATCTATAAAGATGCTGATGGTACGGTTGATCTCACGCTTAGCTATCTAAATGCTAACTTTTTGCTCGACGGAACTGGCTGGGTTACGCAGGTTGTACTCAACAACTGGTCAAATGCAAAATCTCTAGATCTTGATCAGTCTGCCGTTGAGTATATCTCAGGCAATACGGCTATCCGTGTGACAGTTCCATACGGAAAGGCGTTTAGCGTAGTTGGTTTGATTGACCCTGGTACCTGGGATTTGTATGCATCACGTCCTAGTCTTGTCACACCTGGCGAAACTGAGACAGTGTACATCGCTTCGGGCAACTTGCAGATTAAGATGGCCGCGCAGTCACTTAGTCCAATAGTCACGATCGGCGATTAACCTATGGCAATTACATCTATTGCAAACGTGTCAGAAGACGCGCTTAATGCAAAGAACCTGCTTGACAACGTCTTAGAGACCATCATCACGATATTTGACTCGTACAACGTCCCTCTACCAAATAGAAGGTACTGGAACGTCGGCCAAGTTGCAATTGACTGTGAGCAACTTTCTGTCTCTCTTATTCAGATATACCTAGGTCCTCCAGGCGATCAGGCGTCTATGCCGCAGAGATGTAACATGCCGCGCACCGCTGTGATGATGATTACACTTGCCCGTGAGATACCTGTTGTAGGAATGAATGGACGTCCGCCCTCTCCAGAAAAGATATCTGAAGGCGCGGAGATCTCAGCGGTAGATGCGTGGGTTCTTATGGAGTCGCTTAATGCTCTTGATCAGTGGGAGCCTGGAACTTTTGGCGTTGGCACAATCGCAACAGTAGATATTCCACCACCAGAAGGTGGATTTCAACTTGTAACGATGCAACTTACGATGGCGATTCCGTAATGCAGTTAGTTGTAATCAACTGGTACAGGGCACCTTTATTTCACCTGCTACAAGATCCAACAGGCGATGTAGGTCGTCACATGTTTAGCCGAGGTTTGCGGATTCAACAGGCGGCCAGAGGCGTCGTAGGTAAACGCACGGGAGCACTCGCCGCGTCAATCAGCATATCGCAAAAGCCAACTCGCATGGGGCAAGACATGACGATTGGATCTCCACTTAGATACGCGTATATGCACCACGAAGGTACGCGGCCGCACATCATTACGCCAGACGGTGGCAACACACATCTAAGATTCTCAAGTCGAGGCAGAATTGTCTACACACGGGCGGTGATGCACCCAGGCACGCGACCAAATAGGTACCTGTCACGCTTCTTATACATGGTACGGTAGCATACTAGAAATTGCACGGTGCAGTTTCAGACGAATAACGGAGAAAACACATATGGCAAGATTCAAAGATTTTGGTTCAGGCGACCAAGATAAACCAGTAGAGCCACTTTCATTTAAGCTGCACGGTGAAGATTTTCAGTGCAAACCTAAGATGCAAGGAAAAGTTCTTTTAGACCTCGTAGCAAAGTCATCTAGTCAAGATAACCCAGCCGAGGCTGCCGCAATCATTAACAGGTTTTTTGAACTTGTTCTTGTCCAAGAAAGCTACGTTCGTTTTGACGAACTCGTGCAAAGTGATGACAAGATCGTCGACGTTGAGCAGTTGAGCAGCATTGTTGCTTGGTTGGTGGAGCAGTACTCTGACCGCCCTACGCAGCCGCCAGCAGCTTCCTAGTTTGGGCGGTTGATACCTGGCCGTATGTCAACGGTAAAGCAATCTCACTTGGCGTTGATATCCGACAATTAGATGCTGCTGACGCAGTCGACTTTCTTCACTACTTGTTTGAAGAAGATTCGTTAAATGTTTCGTCCGGTGAGATGCTCGAAGCAAAAGACAAGTTTAGACAAACAATCTATAGCAGCCTCTATGGAACAACGTACAAATACGGAACAAGTACGCAGAACAGCAATCGGAATGTCGATCTTCCACTAGACGACGATGACGACGGCGTGCCAGTGCCTATTGATCCGTTTGCACGGTCAAATTCTACAAAGCCGTATGTTCCGCCGACTGTTCTAAATGAAGATGCAATACTACCGTTTGGTAAGGCATTAGACGCCCCACTCAGGTAGCTAAAAATGATTTAGAATAGCGGTAGACACTGCGATGGA